GAAGATGAAGAGTATAGAGAATTGTTGTATGATTTGGCTCCTGTTAGATATAAAATAACTTTAGATCAATGTGTAGCTAAAGGTATAGTTGCTCCATATAATATATATTGTAAAGCTTTGAGTCTTACGCCTGCTGAGAAGGATGAGTATAAAAAGATAAACAATGCATTTGTATATTATAAGTATCAGCTTGGACAGTTTAATGCTTTTGATGAGGCTAAAAGAATCTTAGCAGACAAGAGTGCACATCCTGCAGATAAGAAAGCAGCAGTATTATTTTACAAAGCTATTAGAGATCGTAAAAAAATAGTAGATTTTGCATCTAATAAGGTAGCTGTGTTTCAAAAATTAGTATTTGACAATATGGATAGTAAAATACTAGCTTTTAGCGGCGCTAATGATTTTACAGATGAGTTATGTGCTTCTGTGGACCCATTGTCTGCTGCATACCATTCTAAGAAAACTAAAAAGCAAAGAGAAAAAGCTTTAGAAGATTTTAAAACAGGAGCTATAAATGTTTTATGTTCAACTAAAGCTCTTAATCAAGGCTTTGATATACCAGACGCTAACATGGGTATTATGTGTGGTATTACTAGTAAAGCTCTCCCTATGATACAACGTGTAGGTAGACTTATTAGATTTCAAGAAGGTAAAGTAGGTGAGATTTACATATTATATGTAAAAGATTCACAGGAAGAGAAATGGTTAAAAAATGCCACTAAATCTCTTAATAACGTTAATTGGATAATTTAAAAATAATATAAAATATATGACAATAGATATAGATTTAGAATTACTAAAGACCACTGGCTTGTCTCCGGACGAGTACGTGGCCTTGTATTTAGTATTTAGAAAAGGATACACATATTTACAAGAAACACGGCTAGAAGTTAATTGGGCTCAATTGCAAGATGACGGATATATAGTTGATTGGACTGAGTCAGACCTTGAAGTTACAGACAAATATAAAAATTTGTTTTCAAATAACTTCGAAGCAATGTTTGCTGAGTTAATATCTGTGTATCCTAACAGAGTAACTGTTAAAACACAAATAAGGGTTCTATGTGCTACAGATCCTAAAGCTAAAACCAATGCTAAAGCAAAATTAAGATATAAGAATGTTGTTGGTAAAAAGCTACACTTACACAATAAAATAATTAAAGCTTTAAAAGTACAATTGAAAGTACAAGAAGATAGCTTAGGTTATATGCAGAACTTAGAAACATGGATTAATAACCATACTTGGGAAAAGTATGAAAACTTAAATGAAAATGACACAGGAACAACTACCAAAAGAATTACAAGATCCCTTTAAAGATAGTGGATTTAAAAGTATTAATAAAGCTATTAGTGCTTCTTTATATCAAGTGCAAGACGGTATAAAAGGAATAAGACGAGTATTTCCTACTAAATGGGAAAGATTAAACAGAAATTTGCTTGGAGGTTTACAACCAGGGAAAATGTATGTAATTGCTGGCCGACCTGGCGTAGGTAAGTCAGCATTTAGTAACCAACTTATATTTGATTTATTAGATAACAATAAAAACAAGAAATTACTTGTATTATATTGGAGTTTTGAGATGCCAGGCCATCAACAGATTATGCGTGCTGGTGCTAAAGGAACAGGAAAAGAGGTTAGTGAATTATTATCAGTAGAACGTAAATTAGAACAAGATGCTTATGAAGCATTTAAGAAAGAGGTTCTCAAGTATGCTCACTATCCTATATACTTTAACAATATACCTAGGAATATGGAATTTGTTAAAAATGCTAATGTTGAGATAACAAACAAAAAACCAGATCATACTATAGTTAATGTGTTTGATCACTCGAGACTTATCTTAAGTGATAAAGAACATGAGTTACAAAAACTTAACGAAGTATCTAAAGGTTGTATGTGGTTACAAGCTAAAATGGGATCTATAAATATATTATTATCCCAGTTAAATCGTAACATAGAGCAAGAACATCGTGCTAAGGCGCAATATCAGCCACTATTAACAGATTTGTTTGGCGGTGACAGCATTGGCCAAGACGCACATGTTGTTATGATGCTGCAGCGCCCTCATGATTTGTATGGTATTACAGACTTATATTGTGGAGCTGACCCTGTTAAACTGTTAGCTGTGCATGTTGAGAAAAATCGTGACGGTTTGTTGGGTATGATACCATATGAAGCAGAGATGTCTACTTTTACTATTAATGAAAGAAAGAAATAATGTTTAGAAAAATTATGAAAGCTAGAATATTTAATATATTCAAACGAGAGCTAACTACAGATGAAAAATTAATTAAAAATATAAAACTTTATGAGCAAAAGAAACGGGAAGAAAAAAGCCAGACTGGCAATCCTAAACGAGATCAATTCAACAGACAAAAGAATGAAAAGATTCAAAAATAACGAAGATGAATTGTCAAGGTTACAGTCTAGAAGAGACACGTTAAGGAGTAAATTAAAAACTAAATAATATGGATACTATGGAATTACCTATGGAAAAGGTTAAGGCGAGCCGTAAATCGCCAAAGAACATGATAATATATGGTCCACCTAAGATAGGTAAGACTACAGTATTATCACAATTAGATGATTGTTTAATAATAGATCTTGAGGATGGCTCAGACATGATTGATGCTTTGAAAGTTAAAGCACACAGTTTGAAAGATTTGCAAGCTATTGGTTCAGCAATTATGAAAAAAGGTAGGCCTTATAAATATATAGCTATAGATACTATATCTAAGCTAGAAGAATGGTGTGAAAGTTACGCTAAACAAATTTATATGAGGACTCCTATGGGTAAAAACTTTGATCAGAAGAACCCTGGTGCATCAGTACTATCATTGCCTAATGGCGCTGGCTACTTATATTTAAGAATGGCCTACAAAGAATGGATAGATAAACTGAATAAGCTGGCGGATCATATTATCTTAGTTGGACACTTAAAAGATAAGATGCTTGAAAAGAAAGGGAAAGAGGTTGCTGTTAAGGATCTTGATTTAACTGGAAAAATTAAGCAAATTACTTGTGCTAATGCGGATGCAGTTGGTTATATTTACCGCGAAGGAGATGAGACTATGGTTTCATTTGATTCCCTCGAGGATATAACTGCTGGTTCAAGATGTGCACACCTAAAGGGCAAGACTATCCCTATGAAATGGTCAGAAATATTTATAGATTAAAATTAAAAAAATGATTAACGCACGAAAAACAACAGTAAAAGCGGGTGAAACTCCTGAACAAATTACTGTCTCTATGATCGATCAAGATCTTAAAGATGGTGTAGCTAAAGCAGATATGGCTATCAAATACAATATTAAACCATGGGAAGTAGACGAAATGTTCAAACATCCACTTCTTAAAGGTAGAAGACCTAGTAGAAAGAAAGCTTTATCTTTTAGTTTTGTTGATGATATGACTACAGAAAATGAAGAGTATGTAGATCCTAATCAAGTAACTTTAGAAGAAGCTATCGACGAAGCTATTGAGACAGTTGAAGAAGTTAAAAGTCAAATGCAAGAGACACAAGAGGCTATTGTAGAAATGTTGAGTCCTACTGAGTATGAAACTCCAGAAGAAACTTTATTAAAAGCTGCAGTAGACACTCCAGAGATAACAGGTATACCTAATGGTGATGCTATGTCTGATACAGATGATCAAGAAGAAGAACTAGAAATGGACGATGATACGTTCGAATTATAAATTAAAAACCAATAAAATAAATTAATTATGGCAATACAAAGTAATGCAAGTACAGAAGAAGTAGTAGGAGGAATTAAAACTTTCTCAGGTTTAACAAATGTTACTGTTAAAGCAGTAAATCCAACAATGGCAGAATTACATGCAATGGATATAAATGTTAAACAAGAACCTAATTACACAGTAGAATTTAGTGGAGAATCATACAACAAAGTTGTTTTCTGGCTAAGTAATAGTGACGGTAATTTTAAATTAGAAATATTAATGCAGAACAAACCTAAAGTATCCCAAAATGGTAAATTCCAATGGATGAATAATATTGGGCAATCAACATGGTCTGAAGAAGCTCCATCATATGAGTGGTGGAAATCAGAAGGACAAAGAAAAGCTTTTACAGGTGAAGAAACTCTTATTAACTTTGTTAAAGCGTGGGCTAATGTAGCATCAGGAGATGAAGTTTATTTTGACACTATTTCTGCTATTGCAAATGGAGATTTAGCTGAAATTAAAACATTAGTTTCAAGTTTATCTACAAATGAAGCTAGAGTTCTTATAGGTGTTAAAGATGATAAATACCAACAAGTATATACTAAATACTTTGGTAGAGTAAAACCTCAACGTGATGACTTATTTATTAAAGCTCTTAACGATGATTACGGTTCATTCAATGCTGATTTTAATGCGGATCTTAAGTGGGGAACACATGTGGCAACAGCTACACTAGTTACTCCAGATACTATTAAAGAAGAAGAAGACTGGACGACTTCTCCTGAAGTTGTAACAAATGGAAGAACTACTGATGATGATCTGCCTTTCTAATGGCTATAAAAAGCAGAAACAGCAATGATCACTTACATACAGATGTCATACTTGGTAAAATTACTGAGTATGACATTTTTATGTATTATTGCCCTACATTTAAAGAGTTAGGTAAAAAATTTAGTAGCGACTTACGTGATGATAGATCTCCCACTGTATATATAACACCATACAATGGTAAACTACTATATAAAGACTTTGGTAATGCTGAGCATGTATTTGATTGTTTTAATTATGTCAAATATAAATATAATTGCTCTTTCATTGATGCTTTGCGAATAATAGATTGTGATTTTAATTTAGGTTTATGTTCTAATATATCTGGTAAACAATTTACTATGGGTATAATGGGCTATAGACAAAATAAAGTGCCAACCTTTACTAAAGAAGCGGCTATTATACAGAAGAAAAGTCGCCTTTGGAATAAAGAGGATGCTAAATTCTGGTCTAAATACTTGGTCAGTAAGAAAATACTAACTAAGTTTGCAGTCGAACCAATAAGTCATTTTTGGGTTAATAGCAATAGATTTACTTGTAAATCAATTACTTACGCCTTTAAATTTAAAAATCGATATAAAATCCATTCTCCTTACGAAGATAAAAATAAGTGGTTAAGCAATACAAATAAAAATGATGTGCAAGGCTATAACCAACTCCCTGACAAAGGCGAGAGACTTATCATTACTTCATCTCTTAAAGATGTTATGTGTTTACATGCAGCTGGCTACAATGCTATTGCTATGCAGAGTGAAATGCAAATACCTAGTGAGAAATTAATAAGTGAGCTAAATACAAGATTCAATAAAATAGAAATTTTATACGATAATGATTTTACTAAAGAAACTAATCCAGGCCAATTAATGGCTAAAAAGATTTGTGACTTATATGGTTTTAGAAATATCTGTCTACCTAAAGGATTTGAGTCGAAAGACCCTTCAGATCTAGTTAGTAGAGTAGGCGGTTTTAATGAATTAAAAATTATATTAGAATGAACAGAGATGAAATTATTGAAAAATTAAGAACAAAAAAAGGATTTTTAAAAAAAGGAGTAGATTGGTTAGCTAATAAATGGGAAACAGATCCAGCAATTATTAAAGAATGTAAAAAACTTGTAACTTCAGAAGAATGGGTACAAGAAAGAATGAATAATGATAATGGGCACGAGCTTAGCGAAAGTCAAGCTTTTACAAAACATTTATTAGATAACGGTTTAACTATGGCAGATGTAAAGTCTGTTAAATTTTGGCAAAACTTTAATGGTGAACAACGTTATAGTATAGTAACACATAATCAGTGGCATGAACAGCCCCAGGTTAAGGAAGAATTATTAGACTATATTAAATCTCACTCACATAAAGTTAAAAAGATTAAATATAAAAAGTCAAAAGATCCTGTATTATATGAAATATCATTACCAGATATACATTATGGTAAAATTACAGATGATAGTCCAGGAGCTATAGAAGATCATTACATGAAAGCTATTGTAGATTTACATAGAAAAGCAGATGGAATTGAAATAGATAGATTTTTATTACCAGTTGGTAATGACGGTCTTAATTCTGAAGGTTATTCAAGAGCTACAACTAAAGGTACTCCTCAACAAGATCACTTGTTATGGAGACAATCTTTTAGAGGTTATTGGCATTTAGTTATGAAGTCAATTGACTATTTAGCACAGTTTGCTCCTGTAGATGTTGTAGTTGTACAAGGTAATCATGACTTTGAACGCATGTTTTATGTGGGAGAAGTTTTAGATGCTATGTATCATAACAATAAAAATGTACATATAGATAATGATTTAAATACTCGTAAATACTATGAATATGGAACTAACATGATAATGTTTACTCACGGAGATAAAGAAAAGGCGCAAGAGCTTCCGCTATTGATTGCCACTGAACAACCGGAGATGTGGAGTAGATGTAAAGTCAGGGAAGTACATTGTGGTCATAAGCATAAAGAAATGCTTAATGAGTACATGGGAACTAAAGTTAGATTTATACCATCTATTTGTGGAAATGACGCTTGGCATAAAACGCAAGGTTATGTAGGTACATTACGCTGCGGACAAGCATTTATATGGAATAAGGAAAGAGGATTAGAAGGATATTTACAAACTAATGTTATGAATTATGGTGTGGAAGAGGAAAGCTAAAAAACCGGGGAAAAAGAAAGTAAAAAATGCAAAGAAAAGTACATATGATGGGCATAATTTTCAATCTAATTTAGAGTTATATTGTTATAAAAAATTAGAAGAATTTAAAATACCTGTTGAATATGAACAAACAACTTTTACTATATTTGACGCTTTAGTGTACCCGCAAGCTTGCTATGAAGGAACCACTAAGAAACTTTATAACAAAGGAAGTAAAATTAGACCTATTACTTATACTCCTGATTTTGTAGATCCTAAAAATAAATGGATTATAGAAACAAAAGGATATGCTAATGAGTCTTTTCCATTAAGATGGAAGTTATTTAAAAAACACTTGAAAGACAGCGGCCATCAATACGTGCTTTTTATGCCAAGGAATAAGAAGCAAGTAGATGAGGTTGTTGAGCTTATCACACAACTATAGGTTAGAGGGGCAATTTTCTTAGATATACTTAGTATCATGGTTACTAAGATGAATGTCTAAGTTAATCCCCTCTTTCCTTTTTTACTAATCAATTAAACAATTAAACTATGACATACATGGTAAGTCCCTGCTGTGGGGCAGAATACACAGATAATGATGAAGGCCCTAGCTATTGTTGTGATGCACCAATAATAAATGGCATATGTCAAGATAAAAAATGCTTAGATCATGCAGAACCTTTAGAAGGATATGTATGTGAAAACTGTGATGATTTCTTTGAAGAGCCTCTTGAGGATTATGAATATAAAAATCAAAGACTTGATGCTATTGCAGAGGACCGTGCAGATGAACGTAGAGATTTAGGATTATGATAAAAAAGATCACCAGGAAATCTATGCTTATCAGGCATTCCGGTAGATCTACAGATTTTATATCACCAAGCTTTGGTTACGGCTGTTTATACAACTGTTCTTATTGCTATATGAAAAGACACAAAGATAAAGGTCTTGATGTAGCAACTAACACAGGAGATATACTAACAGCTATAAATAACCATGCTTTTTTTACACCTGTAGATAAACCTAATCAAACACACCCAGAATTTACAACATATGATATTAGTTGTAATGAAGACTTTGCTCTGCATGCTAAACACCACGAGTGGGAAAAGATATTTAAATTTTTTCGAGATCATCCCATTGCAATGGGTAGTTTTGCAACAAAGTACGTTAATCCAAATCTTACGTCATTTGACCCTCAAGGTAAAATACGTATTAGATTTAGTTTAATGCCCCAACATAAATCAGACTTACACGAACCTAGCACATCTAAAATTATTGATAGAATAAAAGCTATTGATGCATTTATAGATGCTGGTTATGATGTACATGTTAATTATAGCCCCATTATAGTATATGATGGATGGCTAGAAGATTATAAAAATCTGTTTAGCATGATGAATGACTATGTAGAATATAAAGATCAAGTATTATCAGAATGTATTTTTCTTACACACAACTTTAAGAAGCATGTTGCAAACTTACAAAATCACCCTAAGACAGAAATAGATTTGTGGGTGCTTGACAAGCAAGAAGTTAAACAATCACAATATGGTGGAGAAAATGTAAGATACAAACTTGGTACTAAATCAGAATATATAAGACAGTTTAAAGAATTACATCAATCAATTATACCTTGGAATACAATACGGTATATATTTTAAATTAAAACATGAGAACAACACACGAACAACTTGCGAGAGTATCAAAAACATTGATATTCTCCGAGCCTTTTTATGGCATATTTCTTATTGGACTTCAAAAAGAGTTTACTGAGAAGTGTGCTACAGCTGGTGTAGGAAAACACGGCATTGGGATGAGACTAGTTATAAATCCAGTCTTTTTCTCAGAATTAAGTGAACACCATCAACACGGCTTGCTAAAACATGAGCTATTACATATAGCTTTTGGACATATTATACTGGCAGATAGATACCCTAATAAAAAGCTTTTTAATATTGCGGCAGATATAGAAATCAACCAATATATTGCTGAGCATATGCTTCCGCCAGGTGGCTTGAAGAGAAACTCTTTCCCGGGTATATATTTACCAGAGAAAGCAGGTACTAAAGTCTATTATGACATACTTAATCAAGAATGCGATGAAAATGGTAATTCAAGTAATCCAGGACTTCAAGGAGTTCTAGATCAAATGGACGGTAACAGTCAATATGATCATAAAGAATGGGAAGAAGTTACAGATCTTCCTGAAGCTGAGAAGAAACTAGTTCAAAAGCAATATGAACATCAGATGAAAACTACAGCTGAAGAGATTCAAAAGCAATGTGGAGATATACCGGGGGAGCTAGCAGAGATAATTGAAAAGTTATTTAATCTACAACCTCCTAAATTCAATTGGAAATCTTTTCTTAAACGCTATGTTAACAACTCATCTATAGTATATACTAAAAAACTTAGACGTAAAAATAATAAGCGTTATTCAGGAAATCCAGGTCTTAAAATTAAACGTAGGAATCACGTGCTTGTAGGCGTTGATACTTCAGGATCTGTTAGTAGTGAAGAGCTAGTAGAATTTATGCATGAGTTAGCTCATATGCATAAAACCGGTAATCAAATAACTGTAGCACAATTTGATACACAAATTACAGATGTATCGCCTTTTGATCCTAAGAAAAATTGGGAAATTAAAGGTAGAGGCGGTACATTCTTTCAGCCGGTGGTAGATCATTACAATGACCCTAAAAATAGATACTCAGGGTTTATATGTCTAACAGATGGAGAGGCGGAGAACCCAAAAGACTGCCCTAAGAATGCATTATGGGTACACAGCAGTAAATCTAGGATTAACGAAGAGTTACCTGGAATTAAAATTCAATTAAATTAATCAATTAAATAAAATAAATTATGAACGAAGTAAATTTAAATATTGATGAACTACATGATTTTGTAGGGCACATTATTGTAAACAATCGTCACTTACAGAGTGAAGGTAAAAAACCTGTTGCTATAGAAGTAGTAGGTGAATCTGGTATTGGTAAAACTACCAGTATTATGGACATGACACTTAAACACGGTCTTGACTTTGTAAAGCTTAATTTAGCTCAGATAGAAGAGCTAGGTGACTTAGTAGGTTTTCCTATTAAACAATTTCAAATGTGGACTACTAAAGAAGGTAAAAAGATAGGTAAATGGGTAGATGAAGTAGCAGTTAACGATCACTCTAAACTAGGTTTTCAAACTACTGGTAAAAGTAGAATGTCTTACAGTGCTCCTGAGTGGATTGCTGATAAAAAGAAAGGCGGTGTACTATTACTAGATGACTGGAACCGTGCAGATACAAGATTTATTCAAGCTTGTATGGAGCTAGTAGATAGACAAACTTATATCTCGTGGTCCCTTCCTGAAGATTGGCATATTATATTAACTGCTAATCCAGACAATGGTGATTACATGGTAAACTCTGTTGACGCAGCGCAAAAGACTCGTTACATTACAGCTAACTTAAAGTTTGATGTAGATGTGTGGGCCCGTTGGGCGGAAGAAAACGATATAGACACTAGATGTATTAACTTTTTACTTATGCATCCTGAATTAGTGACTCAAGAAACTAATGCGCGTTCTATATCAACGTTCTTTAACAGTATATCTAGTATAAAAAGCTTTGAAGACCAATTACCATTAATTCAAATGATTGGTGAGGGTTCAACAGGTAATGAGTTTGCTTCTATGTTTACGACGTTTATTAATAATAAGCTTGATAAACTAGTTACACCTAAAGAAATAGTTCTTGGTGAAGCAAAAGCGGTACTACCAGAGTTAAGAGAGTGTATAGGATCTGGTGATAATTACAGAGCTGATATAGCTAGTCTTTTAGCTACTCGTATAGCTAATTTCTCTGTTGCATATTCAAAAACAGACACTGTAACACCAAAAATGCAAGAGCGTCTTGTTAACCTGTGCACGGGAAGCTATTTTACTGACGATTTAAAGTATCTAGTAGTTAGAACTATATATACAGGAAATAAACAGAAGTTTAACAAAATGATGATGAATCCAGCTATCATTAAGATGACAATTAAATAATATGGCAAGTAAAAATATACACCACAGTGAAATAAGTCCCGAGTTAATAGATGACTTGGGATTTACAGACATGGTTACAGTAGGCCTAATGATGTCTAATTTAGATATAGAAAATACAAATTTATCTGAATCTAAATCACAATATAATAAGATAAAAGAACTTTTAACTACAGAAACAACTTCTGATTTAACACAGGTTAAAAGAGCTTTTGTTTTACCTATGCATAATGTATCAACTGATAGGTTAAAATCAGCCCTTAAAGAACATAAAATTACTGTTACTAATGATTATGAAAAAGCTGATTTTATTATTCCTCATACTAATTTTTATGATTCTTATTTGAGTGTAGATAATTTTGCTCAGACTAGGATGATGTTTAAACTTACTAATGGGTATTATTGTAATGACCATAGACCGGTAGTTACAGCTTATCATAAAGAGCATGGTAATGATGTTATCTTAGATAAAAGATCTCTAGGAGACCTTTATCAACATAATATAGATTATGTTAGTGCTCCTTATGATTCTTATGTTTTTAGTAACATGTCTTTAGCTTTAGCAAAAGCGGTTGAAGATGGAGATTTAGAAGTTATTGAAACAGATACTATTCTTAATCAATCTGCTAATAGAGTTCCTATGACTAAAGAGTTAATGGAAGATATTAAAAAGATGATTGAGAGTTATACCGCTTCTGAGGAAGAATATGCAATGGCAGGTAAAATAATACCTACTATTGATCCAACAGGACAACCTTTTTTATTATATGAATATGCTGACTTCTTACAAAGTAAAGCATATCATTATAACAGAAATAAAGATGTCCTATATTGGATGGAAAAACATGATATAGATAGATTATCGCGTTGTAACGCTGAGAATGCAATTAAATATTTTGAAGAAAAAGATATGCTAGACTCAAAGTGTTTCAGAGCACTAGAAGTATTATGTAGACAAGAGATACAAATCCATAACAGGGAATTGTATACATTTAAAGTTCAAGTTAAACCTGAATACAGGAAGTACATGCAAGACTAACTGAGAAGAGTTGTTTGTGTGCAATTCATGTTTAATTGATGCATATATGGGAGGAGGACCCTAACGAATAAGCTGCACATAAGAGGCAGACCGGTAAACTGGGCACCTCCCTTATATGTTTAACCTAATAAAAATTAAAAATATGAAAGAAACAGTAGCACTAATAGATGGAGATAGTCTCATTTACTACGAGATGGGTAAGCCAACCTTAGAAGAGGCATTATTAAGTATAGATAGCAGGATAAACCAGATGTTTGAAATGACAAAGGCTAGAAAATATGCCGGATTTTTAACATCAGGAAAATGTTTTAGGTATGATGTAGCTAAAAGTAGACCTTATAAGGGTAATAGAAAGTATAATGATAAACCTATTATATTTCCTGCAATCAAAGAATACTTAAGACAGGAGTGGGGGTTTATATCAGTCCCTGAGTTGGAGGCTGATGATTTAGTTTCTGTGTTTCATGATCCCTTAAGGACAGTAATATGTAGTCCTGATAAAGATGTGTTGTATCAGAATAAAGGAATACATTATAATTATGGAAAAGCTGAAACTATTATAGTAGACGAGAACCAAGCTTTAACATTTTTATGGAAACAAATGCTGATGGGAGATAGTACAGATGGTATTATTGGTATACCTAAAGTGGGCCCAAAAACAGCAGATAAATGGTTAGAATCATTAATTCCTAATGAAATGCCAACTTTTGTTTTAGAAAAATACATAGAATTCTTTGGTCAGGCGGTAGGAATTAGTAAATTTGCTGAAACGTTTAAGCTTGTTTACATGCTAAAAACTAATGATGACGTCCTTAGAGAAACAGGTTTAGTTTTAGACGAATTAAAAATATACGAAGTTAAATCTCACAGCGACGAAGAATGGGTATAAAATGTAAAGAAGTCATATATAATCCGGTTGCCCCCTTATACTTTATAATAAGTGGAGGAACGTTAAGTATAACTCCTCAATATAAAGACACTACTATAGTTTCATTAGCTATGCCAGATAATACTTTTATTGCTGTAGGAGATAGACTTAAGATTAAAGGTGACCCGTATAAAATAAACATAATAGAGAAAGTAAAAGATGGCAATGCTTTAGTATATCATCTAAAGACTGCAGAAAGAACAAAATCATCTATTTTTGTTTTACCTATGTTAAGTGGGGATAAAAACTTATTTCTTTACGAGAGTAACTTAATTAATGCTTTTATAAATTATGCTGAATTAGAAGATCATATTGTACTTTTATACAGGTGGTCTTCTGATCCTATATTTGCAAAATTTGATTTAGCTTTAAGAAAGTTTCCTACATTTGTAAGAGCTTTTGATGCTGATCCACAACATACAGTTTATATGTTTGATGTACCAGAAAGACATACTTTAAATTTTAAGTATTTTAAAGAAGGTAAATATTCTAAATTAGAAGATGACTATAAACTTAAAATTTTAGATTTCCATGATATGGGAGTAGATTCTACTTTGTCTAGAATATTGTTTAAAGCAGATGAAAGGAAAAAGCAATTAGAACGTAAACTTGGTGCTGAAATACCTGAGAACTCAGAATTACTTAGCATTATAAATATAGAAACAGAAACATTAAATTTAGATTATTACTTATGACAAAAAAGAAAGATAAGACAGTAACTATGTCTGTGCCAGAAGGACTTGAGTTTGATACTCCTTATAGTATGAATTCAACACACAATAAATATTATTGGGATGTTGACAGAAATAAAGATCCTAATGAGGGAAGGCTTAAAAATCCTAAGTTTGAGTGGCATTTAGACAAAGTAGTTGGAAGAATTACTAATTTACTTAAAGAAAAGAATGCAGCGTACGGCAACACGGCGCTCAATCCTACAAATGTATTTAGTAAGCTTGATTCAACTGAAGCTATATGTGCGCGTATAGATGATAAATTAGCTAGGATAGCTAATAGAGGTATTAATGATGAAACAGAAGATACAGTAGATGATGTTATTGGTTATTTACTTCTATTGAAAATGTCAATGGAAAGAGAATAATATGTGTATTGTTATCTGGCCATCATAATAAAATTAAAGGGGAGCCTAACGGTTCCCCTTTTTCATTTAATACTTTTCGTATTTTTGTTGTGGGAACATTTCTATTCCCTTACTTAAAGCGTTTATTCCAGGAAATAGTTTAAAAGTATAATAAAATCTTGGAGTTCTATCTCTTTTATCTTCTACTCCTGATATGTCTTGCCCCATTGTTTCAAAAGTATTACCTATTACTTTTACACCGTTATTTAATAAACTTAACATTGGTATACCTGTAGCTCTTCCTGATTCTAAAAATTCTGTTGGATTAACAAATACTGCTGTTTCTCTATATATTCTATTTAAAGTATTATATAGTTTTCTTCCTAGAAAGGTTTGCCTCATTCTTACTTTACCATCTTTATCTTCATCATCATCTATAGTCATTAATAATAAAAATAAAGCTAATACAGCTCTAAACTCCATTAAGAATGCTTTTATATTTCCTCTTTTCATATCTAGGTATTCTTGAAATAACTCTTCTCTAGCAGCTTCATTTCTTATTTTATCTGCAAATTGCGGGTTAGATGCGTTGTTAGAAAGCCAAATATCAAATCTAGCTCTAGCTAAATCTTCTTTTACTTTAGTCATATCAAAGTACCCAAACGTTATAATATCTCCTATTGCGCGCATCATATCCATAAAAGCACTTTGTAAATAGTCCAGTGCATGCACTTCTGTATCTAAAGCTACTTCTGGGCCTACATTACTAAATGCACTTATCCAAGTACCTTCATCAAAACTCTCTAGTATATTATTATATCTTTGTTTACCAAACCTAGCCATTGCTACACCAGGTAACCAAGACTTATAATGCATCATTAGTTTTAAGAACATGTTTTGATTATAAATAACTTTATCTTCTTCAGACATACTTCCCTTCACTTTAAAAGCAATCTCTCTTGAGATATTTCTCATTTTTAATTCTCCATCTTCGTTTAAACCTTTAATTTTAACTTTATATCTATCTACTGCTTTATTTGATACATTAGTTGTTGTTCCTTCCCACAATGGATTCTGTTCAATCTCTATTAATTCTAGAAGATTTTTAGAATCTTTAGGTAATCGATCTAATCTTTGAACCATTCCATTTTCATCAACACCATAGTTTAATGCAGCTGCATATAATGTTATTGCATCAATTCCTTTATCAGCTGTAGATAAAAATGCAAACCATTTATCATTAGTAAAATGTCGAGTTCTATAATCTGCAGATAATTTATCTGATCTATTTTGTACATCATTTCTTTGGTATATATCTAAATACTCTGCTAACGCCCTCATTTTAGGGTCAGCTTTCATAAGAGCTAATTGAGCTGTTCTTAAGTTTTTTCTAGTTATAAAAGATCCTTTAGAAGCTTCATACTCTAAGCCAATCATACCCGCGCTAAACGCCCCAATTGCAACAGGAGTTTTGAGTCCCAGCTGCGCAAGCGAATGTAAGTTCTTTAATCCTAAAAGTGTTTTAGCTCCACTTATTTTAGATCCTAATTTTAAGTCTTTAGCATTTAAATCTGTACCGTAAATATAAGCATCTACAAATTTTTGATAAGTATTGTACAATTCTTTAGGTTTCTCTGTATCCATGTTACTAGCATTTTCTAAAATATTACCATAAGTATCTGTACTTTGCACTTCAATTGCATTAGTAGTTAAAATAGCTTCCATCATTTGTACTTCAGGTAGTATTTCACTCTTTAACTGGTAATCTAAAGCAGCATCAAACAACAATAATAAACCTTTACCTAAATCTCTACTTTTTAAAGAAGAGTCTACATTGCCGTTTGAATCTCTTAGTTGGTGTATATATAATTTAGGTATTTGCTTTATTAATCTATTGGTGTTTTCATCTCTTATACCGTACGTTCTATCGTGCTCTCTAATTTGAAAGTTTTCGATAGTACTGTCTAGAGCTTCACTCATACTTCCATTAACAAATGCTGACTCAATAAAACCTTTATGTATTTCAGCTGTAAAATTAGGGCCCAACCTTTCCCCATACATGTCTTCTATTTGTTGTATAGTTTTCATATATAAATCATAAAAAGCTTTAGCTTCAGTATCATTTTGAATTTTAAGATAATCCTCACTAATCCATTTTTCAGCTGGCCTTAAAAAGTATTGTCCTCCTTTATTTATAGATGCCGTTTTCCTGTGGTTTTTAACATCGTGCGCTATTTCCCATTTACGTATTTCTCTGTTTATTGCTTGTTGGTTATCCCCCAACCTAGATTTTAGAGCTTTCAGTTTACCTGCCCTAAATTCTTTATATTTCTTATTATAGTATTCTTCATCTATAACTACATTGCCTTCTTCTTTTGAAAACCACTTAGAATTGCTTCCTTTAAGCGCTGCGTTCCTTCTTGTGTAGTATTCTTTACTGTACTTAGATTTAAAAGTACCATCTTCATTTAATAAATCATCAAAAGCTTTAATACCACGATCTCTTACAAAAGCATCTTGTGCAAATTGTATTTCTTCCGCTTTAGCTTTTACTATTTTTCTTTTTTGGAAATTTAATTTATCCATCATTTCCCAAAGATTTCTCAAATATGGATTTGATTGTTTAGATAAATTAACAAAGTTACGTGTAGCCCAACTAACATCTAGATTAAAACTTTCTATACCTTGTACTCCTCTTTCTTGAGCTTTATCACTAGTTCTTTCTAACATCTTACCTTGTACCGCGGTAATAGCTGGCCCTAAGAACCCTGCAAGCCTATCTCTAAGTATTTTATATTCTTTTTGTTTTGCCTCAGTCATATTTGATACATAGTCATGTACATTAACTAATGACTGGTAAAACATTAGATCACTTAATAAATCATTTAAATCACTATTAGTTAAATAATTTGGATTTAATTCACCTGATTTTAATACTTCATTATTAGTACTTAATCTATCATTAATTATTTTTATATCTTCTCCAAGAGATTTTATAACGTATGCTAAATCCTGATCTATTTGTAATACTCTTAATTGCTTAGATATTTTTGCTTGCTGAGCTTTAAGAGACTCAAAAGAAGCCCCTGCTTTATATTTTTTAGTTTGTAACTGTCTATCAACAGCTTCTTTTCTTACTAGTAATTTTCTAATTAATTTATTTATATCATTAAACCTAGTTAACTCTCCTGCCACCGGTATCTGTTGTAAGAACTCACTATATTTAGTTCCCATCTGTAATACGGTGATTTGATTTGTTAGTTTCCCTCCTTTTTCTGTCTTATATCTAATATGTATAGGAACAATTCTAGACTGTCTTATTTGAGTAATCCCATAGTTTTGTAGCAATTGTTTTTTATACTGAGACATTTGCATGTCATATGTTGCCATTTTAACATTAAAAGGATCTTCTACAATTCTTTTAGAAGTTCTATCTACATATCCTGCTTGAATAGACGGCGATACAAATTTATAATCATATATAGCTGCAGAATTATCACTAAATATAGCAATAAGATCTATAGACCCTCCCACGGTTTGATCTCTATTAGTAACCATTTGCTCTGTTCTTATAGTAACCTTACCTTCAGGATCAACTTCTTTTTGAACCTTTTTAATCTGAGCTATAAGATCTTTTACACCTTGCTCTAAAACTTGAAATTGAGCTTCAGTAAATAAAGATTTATTTAAAATAGTTTTTCTATTTCCCTTTTTATTAACGTACAATTGTACAAGCTCTTCCATAACAGTGTGCCCCATAGTACCTGTTACTTTTCTCATTTCATTATTATCTAAACGAAGTTTAGCTTCTTTACCACTAAGATCTGTAATCTTTCCTCTGTTTATTTTCCAAAAATGTTTTTTAACTGCATCAGATACTCTTCCTTTTATTACTACGCCAGGATAAGGGCTATTTTTTTTACCTATATATCTTTCTATTTCATTTCCATCTTCTACAAACCATGTTTCTTTTAATCCAGCTTTTTCTAAAGACATTCTTTCAATTTCCCAATATTTATTTTCATCTTCAAGCTTTTTTAAAGTGTCTCCTGACCATTTTTTCTTTTTCATTTGTTCAGGAGTTATTGCATCAAGAACATCTTGGCCGCTTACATCAGCATTTTCTACTGCCCCAAATGCTTTTTTACGATATGATTTAAATTTACTTTCGTCTTGGTAATACTCTCCAGAAAGCCCTCCTTTAATTGCTTTTTCTACATCTAAATATTCTTCAACACTATTGTTTACCATCATTTGTGCCGCATCTACATATGCATTAGATTTCCCAAATATACTTGCTATAAAATCTTTAACTCTTGACCACCAGCTGTCTACTCTCCTAATATTTACCGGGGCTTCATTTCCTTTAATGTTTTTTATTACATGCTTTGCTATAAGCTTACCTATAGCCTCTTTTTTAAGCATATTTTCATCTCCTTTATAAAGCTTTTGATAAGTATCACTTTCCATTACTTCTTGATATACACCAAATTTTTCTATATTATTCATCATAGATGTAAATAATGGGCTATTTGATGCCTGTAATATTTCAACCATAAAGTGAGCCGCTTCTTCAGGTAATGTATCTATACCCATTTTTCCTTTAGAGTATTCTACAACTTTATTAAGCATGTCCGCTTTAGCTGTAACAGATAAAACATTACCATTTCTATCTCTTATTTCAGGCACCTCTTGTAATCTAACTCCTAAAGTTCTAAGGAATTGCTTCATAGCTAGATCTACCTCTTGGCTGCTCTCAGCAAGACTATTAGATTGTGCTTGATGATAAACATTATCTACATCTAAACTAGTACTAATGTCTAAACTAATATAGTCTCCTCCCATATCTTGTAGTACAAAGGCTCTTACACCAGGATACATCTTTTCGATTTTTTCTGCTCTACCATAAACATCTTCCATGTAAGGTATATTTCTTATAGTACCATCAGTTTTAACTAATTTAAATCTTCGTTTTATTTCATTTAATAAAGGTGATGGATCTTTTTTAGATTTAAAACTACCTAAATTTTCTGTAGCATGTTTAGTAGTGGCGTCGTCAGCTATAAACATTGGATCTTGATTAACCATAACAATCTTTGGTTCTCCATTAACATCTACATTACCTTGACCAAACCAGTTTTTAAATGTAGGTGTATATGCAACGGCCCACTTCTTTAAAGCTGTTTCTTTATCGTAACCTAAGTTAACTATATCTTTAAATAATTTTGAGTCTTTGCCGTTATCGGCAGTAACTTTAACTATTTTACCATCTTTATTTCTTATTATATTACAAGCCATTAATTTCCTTTTTTACATTTTTTGTCTTTAAGTACATCTGATACTTCTGACGATTGGTTAGTTGGTAATTCTTGTTTAGAGTATTCCATTCTATCACTATCTTGAGCAATCTCTGAGCCATTTCTATTAACTATAGATGGTGCGCTTTCCCCAGTAGCTTCTATAAAGTTATAAGGTACACCTTTCTTATTAATTTTTGTAAATACAGCCATACCTTTTTTATCAACTGACCCTGTGTTTTTAAATAACTGAGTATCATATGTTGATGTAGTTTTAGAACCAATTGTTTCTTCTCCAATTTTTGTAGTAACTGTTACAAAGTTATCATTATTATATAAAGACATACTGTTTTTTACTTCTTTTCTATAAACATTAGGAACTACTTTCTTATCATTTGAATAATTTTTATGGAAGTCTGTCCATAAATTTTCCATATTAGCTTTATTAACTAGCCCGCTTGTTCTATCTCCTGTTTTATTTTGTTTAAAATATTTAGATAGACTAGCTAATACTTCTGTTCCTGGTATAACTTGGAAAAAAGATTGTGGAGAATAATCATATCCTGATTGTAATGCACTAAATATAATTAAGTCTTGAGCTAACTCAGGATTTATTTCTTTTAATTCCATAAAAGCATCTGCTAATAAATCTACATCATAAGGTTGTAATGATTTACTAAATAATCTTAAACCATCTACTGTAGCTTCTTGACTGTCTTCAGTATATACTTGTAGAATAGGTGTTAACTCTTGAATTAGCAAGTTGTTTGAATACCCGTTTATAGTTTTAAAATTATTTATTCTTCTAGGTAAGCTATTTTCACCTATAAATAAATCTCTACCTCTCTCATGTAGTTTACTATATTCATAAGATGTATTTTGAACTATAGTAGTAGCTAAGAAATTTTCAAACTTTTTCATTTTATAGATTACATCATCTTTAATCATTTTTGAATCTTTATCTGTTGCTTCAAATATTTTAGTATCTATAAACTGTTTTGCATCTACTAAATACTCACCTAATTTAAATTCTGCAAACATACCGTCTACTTCATTTAATAGTGTAGTATAAGCACCCACTGTAGAGGCACCTTCTTTATTACTATATAATAATTCATCTAAATTTACAAATTTTCCATCTGTTTCTAGTCTATTGATAGATTGTATAGCATATCTAACAGCTATACTACTATTTAAATTAGAAGTATCTATACTAGTAGCATCTTTTAATAATAAAAGATCTTCTGCTAAATCTTTATACCTTAAGAAATCATTTAAAACTTGCACTTGCATTCTCATTTGAATTTGTGACATGTCTGTAGGTGATTTACCTATCATGCTTTGTAGTGTATTTAATTTAAATTTAACATCAGTAGTTGATTGTTTACCATATTTTATTATTAAATCTTCAACTATTCTTTCGTCTGATTTAAGTGCTCTTGTAGCATACATTGGTTGATTAAGTTCTTTTAATTTTACATAATCATCTATGATAGGTTGAGACATAAAATTAATTACTGATTTTAAAGGTACACCTGATCTAACTAAAGCCATATGTATAGGAGCCATATTTATACCAGCATTAATATCAAATACAAAATCTTCTTTAGTTACATCAACATATCCTGTAACATACTGCCCAATAGTAGCGCTAATTTTATCTTCTTCTGCTACATCATATACTCTAGATAATCCAAAGTCTTCTCCTTCAAAATTAAATACTATATCTTCATTGTTTGCATAGTTCCAATTAACTCCTGGCCTTTGTCCTTTAGCATGTTGTGTAGAACTAGTAGCTACAATACCTATACCTCCTAATCCAGAGAACATTCTATATGATGTATTCATCATATTTTCTAACTTAAGAATTTGACTTATAGGTTGTTTTATCTTATTACCTTCCGCATCAAATTGTCCTGGATTTCTTTTCATTGCAATTACTTTAGCTTCGTCTTTTAATGTAGAAGCCCCAACAGGAGTTATTAATTGATCAAAACTTGCAGGATGACTAAGGACATCTCTAATAATAGTTTGTAGTTCATTTTGTAATGCTTTTTTAGATTGTTGTTTAATAGTTTTAGTATCATCAAACTTAACTCTTTTAAAAGTGTCTCCATCTTTATAAGAATTAGGGAAATAAATACTTAACTTATCAATATCATAATCCGATCCAGCTTTACCTACAATTTCAGATGGCACTACTACAGTGTCTCCAAATGATTTAGGTAAAAATCCTACAACTTCTATAAAGTCCATAGAGTTAAGTCCCTCTGTTGGTATACGGAAACCTATAAGTTGTAATAATTCAGGATCTATATTAGGATCATTAACATCTTCTATAGTTAATCCCATTCTATCTTTAAATCTACTTGGTAAATATACCTGCATTGCTAAAGTTTCTGACCCAAGATTATTAGGATCTGCTTTTCTATAGAACTTTAATGGTTTTAATTGTGATGTATGTAAATCTAAATTCTCTCTCTCAGCTAATTCAAAATCTTTTTGTTTTATAGCTTTGATTTCATTTTCAAATCCTGTAGATGCTTGTAATACAAACTGTCCGCCAGGCATTTTTCTTTTTACTACATTATTATTTACAAGAGAATATAATAAACTTTCTATTTTATTCTTTTCAAATAACTGTTCTATAAATTTAGTATCACTATCTAATAATTGTTTGATAGCATCTATAGTATGTAAAGGATTATCTCTTTTTGTAAACTCTTCTATAAGAACCTCTTTAAATACTTCTAGATCTTTTGAGTTTAGTTTGTACCCTCCGCTTTCATCTTTTTCTAGTTTAAGTTTTTTAACTAAACTATTAAAATCTTTTGCAACTAAAGTACTATTAATTTCATGGTACTTATCTACTAGATCTTCAAACTCTTGATACTCTTCAGATAACTCTCCATTATCATATATGTTTACAGGCAACAAAGAACGTAGTTGTGATCCTTCAGTAACTTCTTCTTTAGTCTTTGGTGCCATCTCTACTTGTATACCTAAATCTGAGAAATTTAATTCTTGTAAACTTAAAGGTTGTCCTTGCTCGTCAAGCGCCATAGGTTTATATGCGCTATACCCGGTTGGCAGCTCTTCGTAAAAAGGATCATACCCTTCTCTATTATCATTGTTTACAAACTCTCTACCTGCTGTTATACCACCTACTTTAGCTGCAGATTCAAATATCATATAATCAATGTCATTGTTAAGCATGTCTTGATGTATGTTATTAAACGCTTTGTCTACCATTAGTCTTGGTACTAGTGGAAATAATGCAAACTTATGGAAAGTCATTAGTCTAGAATTCTCAGCAATAAAAGGTCCAAACAATTGTGGTTTTATTGGAGGTAATAATGCTACATCTTCTGTTGTAAAATCTTCCTTGTTAACTAATTTTTGATAGAAGTCTTCTTGTGCTGGAGTCCACTTACCGGTTCTATATAATAAACTTCTATATGCATCTAATGTTATAAATCCACCTCCATCAAATTCTTCCATGTTAGAGTATACATCATTAACGTTATTCATAAAGTCTGTGCTCATACCCATTAAGTCTAAGGTAGCCATATACTGCTCTAAATAAGGAGCTTCTGTTTTAATTGCAGCTCTATGTGAAACTCTTAAATTAGGAGTATGCTCTTTATTAGATAATAAGTTTGGCACATTAGTATTCATCCAATCTAAAATATTAGGATCAGATGTTGGATAAGCTTTGGTACCGCTAATACCAGATGTTCTTTTAAATAAATCTGTATATAAAGCAAAGTCACCTAATAATAATTTTCCTTGCTCATTTACTCCTGTCATATACTCATAGGTAAATTGTTCACCTATTACTTGGTTAGGAGTAACACCCGGTCTATCTACAGATACTACCGTTGCTCTATCTAGTAGATTAGAATCTATTCCAGCTGTAGCTATGTTATAAGTGCTTAGCGTGCTCATAGTAGATTCTACTTGATTATCTAAGAATGTAGAAAGATCATTTGCTACGCTTTCTCTATTAACTATTTCAGCAATCTGTTCTTCTGATAAATATTTACCATATGTTTTTCTAGCTAGAGATGGAACTAGTCCTTGGAAAAATCTTAAGTTACCTCCACTGTCTTTTAGTTTAGATACTCTATGTAATATAGATTTTCTTTTACTATTAAATTTAGAAGCAACTCTAAGCTCATCTGCTAAATATCCTTTTAATCTTTCTATCATAGCTTCTTTAGTTAGATTTAAACTAGGAGTAGCATACTGAATACCAAACTCTGTTTTCTTATCAGCTGTTCTAAGTATTGGCATTATACCTTTACTTAACAAAGAGTTTACCATCATTACTCCAATATCTACTGGAGATCCTTTAGATAATGATTTACCTCTACCAAAATTTTGATCTATACCCTGAAGTATTACAACTTGTAAAGGTGTAGCAGGATTTTCTAACATAGATTTTAAATAAACTGAATTAGCTAAGTTATCATACTTTAATAAGTTTGCTACTTTTTCAATATTTACTATAGACTCCCCAGTAGGCCCAATTTTTGTTATGTCAGAAATTAATACATCTGCATAAGTTTTTAAATTAACACCATGTATTGTTTTACCATCAGGACTCCTGTGTTGTAAGTCTACCGTTGTAGGATTAGTAGCTGCTTCTAGCTCTACTAATGTTCTTAAGTTAGCTTGTATGTCTCCTTTAAATATATTACTTACTGGTTCATTATATACAGATTGTAATATATAATTAACAGCTTGTTTTATGTTTTCATCTGCTGCATACAGCTCTGAAAATACATCAGGTTTTGTAAATGTAATTCCTAATTGATCTAGTACTATTAAAGCTTCTTGAGGTGTTTTGTCTTCAAGGGCCCACTCAGCAAATGTTTTTTTCTTTCTACCTATTTTTACTTTAGCATTTTTATTAATTATTAACTCTCCGTTTACATCTTTACCTAAAGACTTGTTGCTTTGTATGTTTTCTTTAAAGTTATTAGTCCAGTTTAACTTTATCTTATCTTCTACTCTATTTTGATTACTATCAATAAGTCTTCTACCTCCATCTCTTGTCATAAGTTGAGTATAGAATGTATTGTTAGATTGATCAAACTGCATCATAGCTTGAACTATTAATCTAATTTGATCTGGAGTTTTTGATGTTAGATCATCAGACTGCAGCCCTAATCTATTTTTTATAAGTTTTACTTCAGGTCTTTTTGATTCTAATCTTATTAAGTTTTTTCTAAAATCTAATGGATTAGTATTAGCAAATTCTTTATACATAAAATTCATTATACTACCAAACTCTACTAGTTTAGGGAGTCCGCTTTCGTTAAGTACAAATTTTCCATTTTTACTTTTAGGTAATGTAGCTAATAATAACCTTACTGCTTTTGGTAAATATACACTAGGGTCTATTTCGTTTTGTGGTTTACCAAATTGTTCTCTTATTCTTTCTAATTCTTCTGCTTCTTCTGTAACGTTTATAGTAAATCTTTCTAAATATTTTGCATGCTCTTGTTGCAATTGGGTCCAGTTATCATATATAGCCCTCATAGTATTAGTAAGATTATCTTTTTCTTCTTGCGTAGTAGCGTTATCTCTAGCTGTTTTTAGGTAAAGATGTATTTGTGAGTATACAGTTCCTTTTGTTGTTGTATCTCCATATAAACTTCTAACAGCATTATTTCTTGCCTCAGTTTTCTTTGGATTAACAAAATCTGCTAAAGTAAATACGCCGCTACCCGGTTTTAATGCTTTACTAAATAACAAAACTGTCATACCTTCCATAACGTTATTACGCATAGTAGCAGTTAACTTAGTGCCTTCAAAGTAAGCTTCGGTTTTAGAATCATATATAGTTACTTCGTTAGTAGGGTTACTAAAGTATCCTGAATTTATTCTAGACATTAACTCTTGTGCTTGAGATTTATTATTAATAAAGAAATCTAATAAAGCTAGTATTTTATCAAATATACTTTTTTGTATATTACTACCTACTTTATGAGTTCCATTTGATAATGCATATTCTCTAAACTCTTCCGCTAACCATTCATCTGCTTCTTTATCTGTTAGCTGAGACATTTTTTTAGTTTCTCCTTTAAAGGTTTGAGTAGATCCTCTCATACCTCTTACCTCATCATATAGTGCATACCTTTGTTCTGGAGATATAAATCTTCTAGTAATTGCGTGCCAAGATTCATGGTATACTATACCCGGGGTATTTAATAAGTCTGATAATAATATATTACCATCCTTAGTAAACTTACCAAAAGCTTTACCATCTATCAATCCTTTTATCATATCAATTCCTACTAAAAAGTTTCCATTAGAATCTTTAGGCATATTAGCGTTAAACCATTCTAACTCTTGATTTAAATCTATATTATTAGAAGGTTGTTCCATGTTAGATAAAAAGAAAGGCTCATCAAACTCATCATCCATTGATGATTGAGAAAACGGACTATCTTCTAAAGTGTCTGGTGTTTCTTCTTGTGCGGCTTTTGATTCCTCTCCTTCTATTATAGCTTTTTCTTCATCACTAGCTACTTTAACTATTATGGTTTTTCTTTCTCCTGTTTTAGTATTAACTACAACTCTTTCTTCATATATATCTTCTTCTTTAGTAGTGTCTACTACAGGGTCTTCTGTTCTATCTACAGTTCTATTTGAATCATTCTTATCATTTTCTATACCTTCATTTGTAAATGATTGTGAACTGTGCTCAAGATATACATTCTTATATTGTGGAGTATATCTTTGATCTACTTTAGGGCTAGTTGCTAAAGGTAAATCTACTTTTACAGGTACATCTGCAACATCTCTACCTACATCAGATAATAAATAATGAGTGTAGTTATCCCACTCTTTAACTTCTGTACTTAAATCATCATTTACTATAACCTCATTAAATTTTGTATAGTCTGGAGCTACGTACGTTCCAGTCTTTCTCCCTTTCTTTCCAGCTTCTACTCTAGCTTTTTGATCTGTAGCTAAAGCAGGGGAAAGAATATTAAAATATAAAGTTCTTAAAAATCCTTTGTACTCTTCATGTATATCAGAGAATTTGTTTGGATCTTTTAGTTGTTCCATGCTTATGCTCTTTCCTTGATCACCAAAGAATATAGCATCATCTTTCATATATATAGAAAACTCTTGTCTTTCTCTCTGTTTAGATCTATCACCATACATTATTTGTTCTTTAAGTATAGTTGTAAATCCTTTACCTCCTATATTAATACCTCCTTTATCATTCTCAGCAAAGTATCTAGATAGGTTATATATGTTATTTACTTGGTTTTCACTTAACCTAGAAATCTGTGCAGGTATTAAATTGTTTGTACCCATGTGACCTCGAGTAGGTGTACCAAAGTAAGCAAACCTACTAGTTACTTTAAATCCAAATAGATTAACTTGTTGGTCTGCACCTTTTTGTCCTGCGTTAGGTAGCGCTATAGTAAGAGGCATGTCTTTTAAGTCTTCTTCTTTAGCCGGTCTTACTCCTGAGTTACCTTTTCCTTTCTTAACTTCTAATCTTCCTAGCCCAGGTTGCAATCCTTCTTCAGTTTTTATAGCAACACCTCTACTTTTCTTAGTAATAAAAAAGAATCTTTCTTGATTGTCTGATAGTATCTTATTTCTTTCAGCAATAAAATCTTGTTGTGCTACATCTAATCCTAAATCCTCTCTTAAGTTACCATCTTTATCTAGATCTGAAGGCTGTCCTTTAAATCTACCTTGAGAGTTAACCATATCAGAACTATTCATATCAGTATATACAAGGCCACCATCTAGTAATATAGGTTGACCAGTAGCATCTACTAATAATAGTTTTATATTTTCTAAAGTTTCATCTCTATTTGGATTTTCAGTTAAGTTGTCTGAGTATTGATAGTTAGAAGGGTCATCAAATCTACCTGATTTCTTTGCTTTAGCTATATCATAAAAAACAATTTTATCTTTTAGATCATCGCTAATATTATATCTAGTTACAATTTTAAGTCTAGCACCTGTCTTTTTACTAAAGTCAAATATTTCATATGATTTTCTAAAGAACCTTAACTGAGACTCAACATGTTGTAATTCCATTTGCTCTGCTTCAGTTAGTTTATCTCCTTGAGATACTAACTGTTTATATTTTTGTTCCCATTTAGCTAAAGACGCACCATGGTTACCTGCAGTCTTAGTCCATCCTACGCTCTCTAAGCTAGGAGAATTATCTCTTTGACTTTCTATATCAAGTTGTTCAGGTAGTGTCTCTCCTTCTTCTAATTCAGCTTCTTCTGCAGGCTCTGATAAAACAGACATTAAGAAATTTTCATATTCTATAAACACATCATTAATTTCTTTTTGTGTTTGTATAGCTTTTAGTCTTTCTTGTATTAGCTCGCTATTAGTTGCATCTAAAAGGTTTTGTTCAGTCTCAGCTTCCATCATACTAACAATGCCTTCTAAAGTTTTTATGTCTTGATCTACCATTCTAAGCTCTCTACTAAGATATTCTAAATCTTTAGGGCCTAAACCATCAGGAGGAAACATAACAGATTGTCCATCAGGAGTAACCATTCTACTAAGCATTCTTTCTACATCTTCTCTATGTTTAGTTAAAAGAATCAATTCACTTCTAAAGTGTTCTAAATCAGTATTCATCAAATCTAAATAATCTTTACTTATATTACTAGAAGCTAATCCTAATATTTCTTGAAGTAATTGATTATCAACATCATATCCTCCGTCTTTATTCTTTTGACCGGCTAAAGCAGTTAGTGCATTTGTATCAAAGAATCCTTGATCCCCAAGATTTTTATAAAACTCTTCCATAGAAGTTAATCCTAACAGTTCAGTAACAGCTTCAAAAACTTCTTGCTTAGAACTAGACTTTCCTAGTATACCAGCAACTGTCTCTGGGTTTGTAATAGTAGTGTGTATAACTTGCATTCTTAATGCATTGTCATTTAATGTAGCTACATCTTCATTAAACTTAACTAGTAATGCTTTATAAGCTTGTTCTTTTGCTTTTAGGTTTTGTAACAGCTGATAAGCAGTCTCTACTTTATTCTGAGTTCCTCTACCTATAGAGTTTAAGTTAACTCTTAACTCACCTTTCTTATTAGTTTTAGCATTTCTTATAGCTACTTTTATATCTTTAATCTGTAAAGTTATATCTATAAGCTCTTGTTTAGATTCTTCTATAGCTTTTGTTGCTTCTGATAGTTTTTCTGCTAGCTGATCTTGCAGTACTTGCGTTACAGACTGCAGCTGCTTAAGTACTAAATCTTCTTCACTTAGAATTTTTACATTAGTAGCTTTTTTAAACACTCCAATGCTTAACGAATTATCATACTGTGTTACGTGCTCCGGCTTTTTTAATTCTTCTTCTAGTAATTCTAATTCAGCTTTTTCATCTTCTGTCAACGCTCCTTTCTTAAGCAAATCATTCTTTCTCTGTAGTAATCTAAAAGTTTCTTCATTAGGAAGTTTAACTATATTCTCAGAATCTTTTACAAGTACTCTGTGTGTTCTAGTGTTTCCATTTTTATCTGTATATTCAAACTCAACAATCTTACCTTTATACTTTCTAGCTAAACGTTGTTCTTCTGGTGGTAAACTTTTTCTTTCTTCTTCAGTTAAAATGTCTTGTACAACCTCTTCCATTTGTTGTATCTTATCGTTAGCTGCAATTGGGTCTAACAGTTGTTGTACAAGATTTAACATTTGATGTCTCTTAGCTCTAATCCTTCTAAGGTCCTGAAGCTTTTTAATCATTTCATCTTTATTAAGCTCATACCCTGCAGGATCTCTTTTTTTATACTCATCAAGTATTTGTTGTTCTTCTGATGATATATCTGGTGCAGTTTGATTATCTATTGCAGATGTTAATTCTGCAATCTCATCTTCTAATTTTTCTATTTGGTCTCCTACTTCTACGTAACCTTCTACATTGTCATCTTGTTCATAAGCATCTTGCTGCTTTTTAAGACTTTGTAGTTTTTGAACCATTCTTTGCCATACTAAATATGGGTGTCCAGGCTTTGTAAATTCTTTTATACCTAATTCTCTTTTAATTTCTTTACCAACTTCAGAGTTTTCCATTACATCTTTACCTTTAAGCCCTAGCTTTTTCATAGTAAAGTTTTTTAGCTTAGTAAAAATACTATCATTAGAAAATCTGTCGTTTTCTTCTTTATCTGTAATAGCAGTTAAAGCAAATCCTCCTGTTTCTTCCAGCTCACTAATAAGTTTTTGTTCTCTTGAGTCTAGATCTGCAGTGCTAGATAAAGCTTGCGCTATTGTTTTTTTAGCTGCAGGACTTATTCTAGTATTATCTAAAGACTCATGTATTTCTTTAATTTTATTTGCTCTTTCTATATGAGTATCAATAACTTTGTTTCTTCTCTCACTTAAGAATGCCTCTCTTTCTGTTTTAGACATGTCTTGAGTTTGTTCTTCATAGTTAAACATAGCTTCAAAAGAATCAAGATCCATACCTCTCATGTCTTCTAAACTATCTAGCACATCCCCAAAATATCCTCCTTGTAGTCTACTATGTACAAAAGCAAAAAATGCATCATGATCTGCATTCTTGTAAGCAAAGTCATTATTAGTTGCATCTGCATAATCTCTTTGGTCGTCTGCAGTTTTAATGCCCATAAGCATATCAAAATTATTTTTGATACCTGCTAAAGCATCTGGGTTGTTATTCATGTAGTCAACTACGTCTTCAACTTCTTTTCTACCTTCTGAGTATTGGTTCATAAAATCAAGGAAACCACCTGATTTACCATACCCTATTTTAAAAGACTTTTCTCCTTTTTCATTTGTATGTATAAAACTAGGTAATCCTAATCCTGCTAAAACTGCTCCTAAAAATATTTCTTTTTGTCCTTCAACACTACCATAAGCTTTAGCCATACCATCAGACGTATGGTTCATTATCTCACCAATAGCTTGCATTTGACCAGGATTTTTCTGATTAAAATACATGTCTTCTGCAGCATACTGCCCTGAAATGTCTAATGTTTTCTGACCTCCTTCTTCTACAAGACCTTCATATGCCATTCTTTTTGCAACAAAAGAATATTTGTTGTCTATAAAGTTTCGCATTCTACCAAAGTCTTTATGTTTAGCTTTGTATTTTCCGTCTGCTCCTTGAGTTATTTTATTTTTAAATTTTTTATTTTTAATTAAACCGCTACCAAATATTTTAGGGAACATTAAAAAATTACTATAACCAACTAAAGCCGCATTACCTGCAAATACACCGTTAGAAACTTTAACTGCGATGTCTTTAATTTTTGCTTGTTCTTCTGCTGTAGGTTCTCCTAACCCTCTTTCTGCATGCAATTGATTAAGTTTATCTACTACAGCATCATAGTTATGTCTAGCTTCTACTCCAGACTCATAAAATGCACCGGTCATTATTCTTCTTCCTGTTGTTAACCCGGCGTAAATTTTTTCAGCTTTATTTATTTTTTGTAAATTTTTACTAGCTTGTATAGCTTTCTGACCATAGCTAGTAGATCTTATTGCTGCTATACCTTTTAATTTAGCAGCTGCTTTAGCTGGCATTAAATATCTAGCAGTACCTGCTGTAGCTAGTTCAGACAATACAGCACCAGCTACAAAAGAAAGTCCTTGTGAAAAATCGTTAGTCCAAAAATTAGCAGCACCTTTACCAAATACAGATTGAGCAAAGCTAAGATCTGCTTCTTGAGAGGTATAGTAATGCGGAAGTTTATCGTCTACAGCTTTATTAAAGTCATCTAAAGATCTTTGGAAATCATTATTAAAAAATTTATTCCAATTAGATGCTGCAATACCATTGTTATAAGCATCTTTTGCTACTTCTGCAAACCCATCTAACAACCCTACAGTAGAACCTAGTACATGTGATGCGGTTTTAGGAAAAAGCTTAAGAAGACCATGAGCAGCTTTCTCTCCAAAGCCTTGACCTTCAGCTCTTTTATCATCTATACTATTATCAGTTAAACTAAACGGACCATCTATAAGTCTTTTATACTCACTAAAATCATCTTTATTTATTGTATGTGTAGTAGCTCCTGCAGGATCATATCCTTCATTTTGTAAAGATCTTAATATATCTATACCGGCTAAACCTGAAATCTCTAAAGGCTTATTATTTTCTACAGTGTTAATTAAGTTATTACTATTTAAAGTCTGATCTCCTGATGGTTGGATTAAATCTTGATTATCATCTTCTAAACCTCCGTTCTGTTTTTTGTCTATCATATTGGTTTTATTATATTCCTAGATTGGTAAAGTCTTGTAAGCTTGTATTCAACATTGTATTTCTTAAACCTTGTAATTCTTGAGGTCTATTACTTAACTCAGTCCATGCAGCTTCATTAAAGGTACCATTTAATTGAAAAGGAATAAATCCGTTATTTGTTATTAATCCAAGCTCTCCATTTGGTCCTTTTTTATAATGCTCAAAGTTAAAGGTTTCTGGCTGTACTAGCATAGCTTTTATTGTATAATCTTCTTGTGCCCTCTTATACCTCAACACATCTTCCTGTGTTCCTCCGTTTATAATTACTTTTTTCTCTGCTAAATTTAGAGTATAATCGTCTAAAGTTACATTACCATAACCTCTTCTATCATAATCTATTCTTATTTTCTCTTCATATGCAGCATCAACTCTGCCATAATGCTTTTTAAGTAAATCATGAACCCATCCTCCTGGCTGTAACATTGTTGGATCTGTGATATAAGCAGTTCTATCAGATGCTCTAGTACCATCTTTTTGTGATCCAAATGTTATTCTTAATGGGGCATTATTTGTAATATCTGGTAACATTACACCTCTAATTGTTAAATTATCTACTCCTCCAATACCTCCTTCATCTATATCGCCATTTATCCACTTATCAAATTCATTAGTGTTAGTATTCATACCTTCAAACTGTATACCTCCATTTTTTAAATTTACATTTTCTTGAATAAAAGCATTTGCATTATTTCTTTTCGATTTACCCTTATCACTCATATCATAAGACATAGTTTTTTGATTAACTGTAAAGTCATTTTCATTGACTCCTTTAAATAAGTTATCCCCACTAAGTCTTTTAGTTTTATTACCTTCTCCATCTACGCTTTTATCATCAACCATAAAAGTATAATAAGAATTTGTCAGCCCCATAACTTCTTCTAATTGATCTTCTGAAAAATTAGTTCCTAGTTGATTATTTAAATGTTTAATAGTAGGACCTCCAAGTATAGCAGGATTGTTAGGATTTTCTCCTCCATATAACTCATCCGCTAATTGCTCTCTTTCATCATCTACAAATGGTATACCTAAAGTAGGTCCTCCATACTCATTCTTTCCTTGAGTTCTGTGCCAATCTCTTACATTACGTAGTTTAGTTGTTTCACCAAATAAAGCGCCAAAAAACCCAATTATTCCTCCACCAATTGCTCCTGCTCCCGCTCCAAATGCAGCTCCTGGTCCTGACCACCATGTTAGTCCTGCTCCAAGTGTTCCACCAGAAGCAGCGCCAGCTGCAGTTGCAAGTGCAAGATCACCCCAACTTGTATCTGTATCATTAGTATCTAATGTTAAGTATTGAGTAGCTGCTAAAAGAACCTCCCCATCTTCACCTAAATCTCTAAATCTATCTGTTAGTGTTAAATAGTCCTCATAAGCTTTTTTACCTTCCTCACTAGAGTTAGCAAGTTTTTTAAGACTTGAATCTAAAAGTTTATTATTGTTTGCTATTTGTAAACGATAATTCTCTTTCTCTTCTTCACTTGTTGCGTTTTCTAAGTGCTTTAGTAAAACAATGTTAGTTTTATTCATCTTACTAATCTTATCATCAGCTTTATCAAATCCAGTTACAATCTTACTATCTTGACTAGATGTTATAGTTATACCAGGAGCTATACCATTTCCGCCTTGACCTTGACCTGGTACAGCACTATTTTTATTGTATTCTTGTTGCCTTGCAACTTCTCTAAAGTCTTGTAGTATTTGAGCTTTAGCTAATTTAGATCTTTCTTCTAATGGTAATGATTGTGGTAATTCCAATTCCATTATTTTTCTATATTCTTGTTGCCCTTCTGCAGTATCTTGGATATACTGATCAACAACAAGACTAGCAGTTTTATTAGTTTGACCTCTACTTATACCAGCCATCATAGCATTATATTGGCTAGCAGGTATCTTACCTATCATTTTTTCTTTTCTAGTTCTATAGTCTAATTGCTTTGTTGCCATAGGCTCATATACATTAGTTATATAAGAACCAGTTTCTTCATCATAATAATAAGATTGATGTGTCTTTCTAATATTAGATCCAAAATCTAACATAGGAATACCATTTAGTTTAGCTTCTCTTACAGCCGCTATTTCAGCTTGCCTATTTTTCATAGACTTATTTGCAGCAATTAAACCAGCATCTGTCTCCACTAACATTGCAGCATCTGCAACTACTAACGAAGAGTTCTCCCAGTCACCTTTTTTAATATGATCATTAAGTGTAGTTTTAACATCTGTTTTAACTCTCTCTAAATGTCCTCTATCCCCCTCTAATAGTTCTAGTTGAGATAAAGTTCTATCTATTAAATCTTTTGATTGCTTATTTTTATCATATCTATCTGATAATAACTGAGCAATTTCCGGTTGTTTATTATCTACATATAAACTAGGAAAAGGTTGTAATTCATATCTACTATATTTATTTGCCATATTATCTTCTTAAATTTTTAAGTTGTCTATATCCTCCTCTTTTAGCTGTTGTTTCTTCTGGAGGTGTAGTTGTAGTTTCAGTATAAGGAATTATATTGTTTGTTCTATTATTAAACCTATCCATTATTCCTCTTTGCCCATCTATTGCGTCAGTTACATCAGCGCTAGCTTGATACATAAGTTTATCTCTATGTAAAGATGCAAGAGTATTTATACCATATTGTACAGCATTTAATCTTCTGTCTTTAGTTGCAGCATCTGCACTTCTATTAAACTCGTCAACATACATTTTGTTTCTAGTGTTTGCACTAGCAGCTGCTTCTTGAGATTTTACATTAAATTTACTAGCATCTAATGCGGCATTAGCATTCCTAACTTTTCTTGCACTATCCATGTTAGCTTCTTCGTTAGCTATAGCAGTATTAGCTCTAGTTTCTTGAGCTTTAATTTCTCTATCTCCTTGTTGCTTTTTAGCGTACATAGCCATTTTGTTAGCCATACTAGCAGGACCTCCTCCAGAAGTGTCAATAAATTTATTCATAGCTGTTGCATCAGCAGAGTTACGCGCTAACTGATCATTAAAATCAACTCTATCTAAATGTTGTTTAGCTACATCTTCTGATTTAACTATTCCAGGAGCTTGTAAATCTGGAGACTCCATATAATCAGGTTTATCATTAAATGCCATAACTGCTGGTATCATACTACCTAATCCTAGTAAAGTGCTAGAGTAATCTTTCTTTTTTTCTTCAGGAACTTCTGTATCTGTAGTAGTATCTTCTTCTGTGTCTGGAGTTTCTTCTATAATTTCTTCTTCTTCAGCTGGAGTAACCTTAGCTGTTCTAAATGTTTGTTCTCCAAACTTACCATCTACTACAACTTTATTATTTGGGTTTGCATCATTCCAAGCCTTTTGGTATGCTGTTACATTCTTTGGATCTCCCATATCATCAAAACTTTCAATATTTGCCGCCTTTAATACTTCAGGGTCTACATTTTTCATCCAAGCATTTCTATACTCTTCGTCTTGCAGTTTAGTTTGAAAGTCTGTATCTCCTTCTCCAGTATACATTTGAACACCATCTACAGTGTAACCTGGCTGATAGTCAGGTACTGTACCCATCTCATCATCAATACTACCATATATAGCATCTGACGCTACTTGATATTTATTTCCTTCTTGACTATTTCTTGGGCCACCTTCTTGGTATTCTGTTTTAACATTGTTAGGATTTCTACCTGCAGCAGCTTCTTGCATTTTAGCTAAATAATCTATATCCTCTTGTCCACCTCCCATTGCTAAAATATTTTTATGCATGTCAGCATAAGATCTACCACCTTTTTTTAGATAAGAAGAGAAAAAATAATCTTTCTTTTTACCTCCTTTACCCATAGTAACTTGATCCATAGTTTCGCCATCTTCTACTTCAGTTATATTGTCTACCATTATTCCTCCTTGATCGTGAGTTTGTCCGTTAAACTCAACAGCATCTGATCCTGGTATAGGTTGTACTTCTCCTCCTGGCAGTGGCGTGCCCCCCATTTGAAATCTTTTTGTTTTTCTTTTAGCTTCTAATCTTTGTAGTATTCTATTTCTCATATTTTATATTTTTATGCGTACTTAGGCATTTGTAATCTATTCCCTCCAAATCTGGCAACAACATTTCTACCAAGATCATATCCTGAATATGTTTTTGCTTGTATCTCTGCTGCTCTAGCTTGCATATTAGCACTTGCTAGATTATTGCTAATCTCTTTATTGTATTTAGTTACTCTTGCTATTTTATCTTGTTCTGCTCTTTTTGCTGCTTTTTTAGCTTTTCTAGTTCCAAAAAATTGCTTACCTGCTCCATACAAAGCGCCAACTCCTGCACCAACAGCTGTACCTACAGGCCCTAATAACGACCCTACAGAAGCTCCGGTTCCTGCAGAACTTAATATAGATCCAGAGTACTCACCAAAATTAGATTTAGTTGGGTCTCCGTCATCAGATAGCATAGAAATACCTGTACCAGCTAAAGATGCGATAGTACCTATTCCAGCTCCTGATGTAGCAAACTTAGCTAACCCTGACGTTCCTGCTGCTCCGGCACCTCCAACTCCTGCAAACTTACTAGCTCCTTCTTTAACTGCTGTTTTACCAATCTCTGATCCTACTGTTGTTCCTGCGTTAGCAACTGCATTAACTGCTGGAGTAGGAGGAACTATACCTGGAGTAGGCATTGCAGGTGCAGGAGCATTAAAAGCTCCTAGTAAACTAGAAGATCCTCCTGATGTATTACTTAAAGCTAGTTCTGCGCCCTCACCTACTACTTCTTTAGATAACATTTTACTAACTTCTTCTGCACTTTTTTTTCTAGCTACATTTCCAAATTCTTTTCCAGCAATAGACTTCGCTGCTTTTTCAGCTGCTACTTTTCCTGCTTTTTTAGTAGCTAGTGCTGCTGCTCCTTTTTGATATTCATCATAAGCTTCCATTCCTTGTTTAGCTAGACTTTCTCCAGTTTCAAATTTTTGATTACTTTCTTGTTCAGCTAAAGCTACAGCTTGTGCATCCTGCTTATCTTGTGCCTCTACAGAAGCAGCCATTTCTGAACTACTATCCATAGCATTTTGCTTAGCTTCTTGTAGCTTTTGCATCTTAGCTTCTAAGATAGCAGGATTGCTTTCGTCAAAAACTACATTAGCTGTTGTTCCTACAGCCCCTTGCCCAGCAGATTGTACAGTATTATCAGTATACATTCCACCTGATTGACGTCTTTTTCTTCGTGTAACTGAATATTTTGATTTATGTTGTCGTTTCTTTTTCATATATTATCTATGCATTTTACGTACAACTACATCTGTAGCGTACAAATTTAATGAATTATTTGAGATATTGTTATAAATAAGTCTGATTCCTACCCATTTATCTATAAATTTCTTCTGTAAATCCCACGTTTTACCTAAATTTAAGTATAAGTTATTAATTGTTTTAGACATCCCATCATATATAAACATATTCTGATTAGGATTAGTTGTTATCGTTCCTGTATTTGTTCCTCCTATAATATTAGTTCCAGTCGACATATAATATGGAGACACATTTGTAATCTCTGCTGCCATATCTCTAAACTTATTTATCTTCCAACTGTTACCTATTCTTCTTGTATTTATTAAATACTCTAAATCTTCTATACCTGACATTTGAAAAGTATTATATAATAAGTATTGTGTAAACCCATGTTCTAACACGCTAATATTTTCTTGATTAAATGTTTCTAAAGTATAACTAAATGAAGAAGTTAAAACATCGTCTGATTTATATTCATTATGAATAAATTCAAACTCAAAAGGATGATGATTAACAAGATCTAGCCAAGCGGATGTAGTATATGTAAGTGCAGCATTTTCTTGATAGTACACTCCATAACCATCTCCAGGTAAAAAACTATCTCTTCCAGTGTTATTATGTCTCCATATACCAGCATTACCAAAAGTTGTACCGTCAGTAGCAGATACTACAGGTCTAGGATATTGATCAGTTAAAGAATAAAAATGTTTTGAGTCTTTAAAATAATCATAAGGAACATAGTCATGGAAACTTCCCCAGAATCCCATTTCTGGATAATAAGAAATAGTCCATCCAGTTACATCTTGATTAAAATATGAAGTATTATTCCACGATATATTTTGCCATCCTCCAAAAAGAGTAGCTTGTTGATATGTATTCTGAACAGGATTATATCTTATATTTAAAAATGATCCACCAGAACCATAAGGTATATAAAACAAATCTAACATATCTAAAAACTGCTGTGTAGGTACAACCTCTCTTTTAGTTAATAATATTCTTTTAAACTCTGAATCGTATTCACAATGAATACCAAATCTAGCTAATGGATTATCATCGGTAATCCCATAAGGAGATAGTATAAATGATAAATTTTCTTTAAACCAATTTTTCATACCTAATTTACTTATCTCATCTAAAGATTCTTTCATCATAAATACTTTACCAGCTGCTTGATCTACAAAGAAATATCCATATCTTGTAGTTAATGCAGCTCGTTGAGACTGTGTTCCCCCAAACCCTCCAGCTGTTTGTATTAATTCATTTGGTTCTTGTGCAAATATATCTCCACTTCCAACAAAAGCTTCACTACCATCTTTCATTTGCATAGATTGCTTACCTTGTGCTGCAAATAAACTTTCTTGCATATGAAAATATAATAAATTATTAAAACTAGAAAGCTTCCAAAGTTCACCTCTGTTTCTAGGTAAGTCTTTAAATTGATTTGCTAAGAATATTCTATAATTATCTATAATACTTGTTGTGTCATTCTTAGCGCTTCTATGAGCTCTTGTAGGAAAGTCATTTTGTAGTATGTCTCTTAAAGGTAAAGGAAACGCAGGTCTTACATCATTGTTTAAAGAATAATTATCATTATATGTTAGATTATCAAAATGATGTAAATCTTCAACACCAGATATTTTTAATAAAGTCTTTGCTGGAGTATTAGGAAAATACATTGTTTTTTCAGACTCTTCGTGTCTAAAATTTATATTATCTGTACTCTCTACAATATGATAATGAATTGCTTTTTTTGGGTTAGAATTATCTTGGTCATTACTATATTTTATAGCCGGAGATATTCCATGTCTACATATAAAAGTGTCTCCTCCAAATATTCCATCTGGTATAACGTCAACTGTATTACCAGTTCCAGTCATATTGCCAGATCCATCAAAAACAAAGTTTTCTAAATCACCTCCTAAAACCTCATATCCTGTCCATACTAATTCTTGACTATCTAAAGATTTATACACATCAGTTTTAAATGCTTTTAAATTAGCTATTATAGATTGACTTCTTAAACCATGGTTTGAAACAAAATCTCCATTATTATCTAGTCTATTCACTAAAGTGGAAAACCCATCTACAGGATTTCCAAAATGCCCATAGATTAATTCTGGTGCTCCTGCTCCATATGTATCAGCAAAATATCCTATAGTATTAGATTCTGGATAAGATCTTCCTCTACGATAATTAATAGCATGATTGTCCATTAATTTTAAAGCTATAAGACTTTCACCAAACTCATTAAATAGTTTAGCACCATATCCTAATGCCTGCCCTTTATAAATTGTATCACCCATTAGATATGTTTTAGACTTTTGCCCTAACAATCTAGGTTGTGTTCTGCCATTAACTGCACTATATTTAACTCCTATATGAATAGAAGTTCCCATTAATTGTGGGTAGCAATTTTGCTCATCATCCCATCCCCATCTTTCTTGTACTTTAACAGGAGTTGTTGCTGCTGCATCAGTTGGATCTCCTAAAAGAATAGTATTCATTCTTTTATCTTGTTCTAATCCTGGTCCATTCCACGCTAGATTTTGTACATAATATTCTATATTAACATGAGTTGCTGGAGATAAACTGTTTTTAGTTCTTTGTAAATAAAAGTCATGAAAAGAAAATGTATCATAAGCATAATCAGTAGTATTTATTGAACCTACAGGATTAGTAGGTCCTCCTGTTTCATAATAGTGAGGCAATACAGGATAATCCCAAGGAGCTAAAGTATAAGGTTGCATGTTATAAAACTCTTCTGTATTAGTTTGTAAAGTTGATAAAGATTGTAAAGCTTCAGCAGTAGCTGTCCCTGACATTGCTTCGTTACAAATTCCTAATAAAGCTCTTTTACGTTGCGATGGTATAAGTATTTGTTGCCCTAAAACAGTTCTATTTGAATGTTCTCGTTTTGCATAATATATTCTAAACCCTTGAACTTTATCAGCTATTGATTGTGGAATTTTAATATCTTCTAAATCAAATCCTAATCTTTTTACATCATGACTTATTTTAGCGTCAGCATAATCATCTGGGTTTATATTTAAAAATGAACTTTTAATATCAAATTCAATTGCGCTTAAACATGGTGGGTTATAACTTCCACTACTACAAGTATTTGGTTGTCCTGGTGCACCTCCAGAACAATTTATTTCTCCTGGAGTAGCTTGATAATAATTTACACCTCCAGTTGTATTTTGCGCATCTTCTAACCATATTGATTCTCCTGGTTGTAACGATACTAAAACTCCTCCACCACTACTAACTCCAGTTAATGCAATATTTCCAAACACTTGTGGACTTGCATTAAAATCTGTTTGACTTCCTCCACAACTACCACCACTACCATAAGGACTTGCATTATTGCAATCACTACTTAGCGTCCAAGGAGATCCTCCTTGATTAGTTCTTAATCTTGTGCAAAAACTTCTAGTAGTTAATCCAGTATTTTGCTCATACCATATAGCCCATTTAACTCTAACATCAATATTAGATTGAGCTGTAAAAATTGAATTAGAACTGTCCCAATGATCATTAACAGATGTTTGCATTGCTGGAGTATTATTAAAATATGAGCCTCCATTTGTAGTAGTAAATCTAACTCTTCTCCAAGATCCTGGATTAGGAATAGCTCCTCCTTGACCACCAGTAACATCTAATACTGTAATTGCTTCATTATATACAGTACCTGCATAATTAGATGCTGTAGAGCTACTAGATGTTCTACAATTATCATCTGACACACTTCTCATACTACTATTTCTATTAGAAGGAAAATGGTGATGTCTAACATTTAAACCCTTTATACTTCCTGCGCTACCAGGCAATTGTTGACCTCCATTTGTATTATCCCATACTTCATAATTACTTGTGTTAGGATAAAACTCTGTAGCGTTTTCCCAATAATTCATTTTTCTTGCTTGAATAGGATCATATGATGAGCCTGATATTGAATCTACTGTAGAGTCAATCCAATGGAATCTTTTACCATACTCTGGGCTAACATTATAAATATCATCTTGCCATAAGCCTCCATAGTCAGGAGCATTTAAATTATTTACAGGTTCTTTTTCGTCCCACAAATCTTCTCTTCCTGGTATGTGATATGCATAAGACATACTACCATCTTTCATAATAAAAGCTATATAAAAAGCATATACTTCATCTCTCGTGTATCCTTTGTATTTAAATATATTAGGGCCATATCTATACGATTTAGTTGGGTCTACACTATAAACTACTCCCCCATATTCATTTACAGGTCTATTACCCCACCCACTTTCAAAATTATCTACTGACGCATAAAATTCATCAAAGTTTTCAATTGTTATTGTTTTAGCTCGCAGCTTAATATTATTAGCATATTTTTGATAATCTAAATCTGGTAAAGAAGATGTGTTTCCTAAGTATAATACATTATCTAGTTGCTGAATTGTTTTAGCTTTATTATATGCTATGGTATCTATTATAACCTCTTCTACTGATCCAGCCGAAATTGTTTCTAACCCAGTGTATAAAACACTAGTTGTTGTAGTATTAAAAGACACATCATTTAATTTAAAAGCTTCTCTAGCTTCTCCTTTACTTCTTATTACAACAGGCCTTAAAATACCATAATCTACATTTAAATTAGATATATCCCATTTAATAGCTTTAGTAGTTTGACTACCTTCTTTTGCCCCATCTTTTTTGTTAGTAGGAGTTGTGCTATCATAATCGTCTACAATAGATATTGGATTAGAAACAGTTAAAAAGTTTGTAGCTGTTAAATCATTATCAACATATGCTAGTGCTAAATAATACACTGCAGTTAATAATCCACCTCCCTCAACAATTGATCCTTGGTGTGTGCCTTTATCATCTATATCTATATGAGGAACAGGTCCTGAATATGGAAACAAATTTAATATATCTATATTATCTAAGTTAGCAGAAGTAATACCATACAACCTACTAATCTGTAAAATTCCCCCTATAGTACTTTCTCGTCTTTGTCTGTCTACATTAAAAGTTCTAGGAGGATTTAAATCATCTGTCCAATATACAATTAAGTCTCCTTTAGAATCAATTTTAAAAGTACCTTCAATTGGGTGGCTTTGTCTAAAGTTTAAATCATTAGTAGGTTTAGTTGCAATACTAGGATTAAATAACATAGTATATATACCATCTTCATAAATACCTATTTCACTTCTAGCTACTCCTGGAGCGCTCATTACATCAGTAACAAACATAATTGTTCTATCTTCAGAAGCTTCAATAGTTCCAATTACTTGATCATTTTGAGCTCCTATAGTTGAATTACTTCCTAAATGTCCTCTAAGTCTTGTTCCTCCCTCATTAGATACAGCCCCATCTGTAGCGTTAATAACCATATTACGAGCATGTCTCCACGTTCCCTCTGGCTGATCAATGTGTCCAGTATCTTTAAATAATCCTTTTACAAATCTCTTATCTGCCATTAGCTTCTATATAAATTTTCTCTTGTGTTTAAGTTTTCAAAAGCTAAATCATGACTATCTATCTGTGGTATTAGTCTAACCCATTGATTCATAAAGCTTTCCATTCTATCTATGTCTGGGAAGTTAGCTGCGTTTCTAGCTTGTGTGCAGTAGTACTTCCATTTCTGATCTGCAAAATTATAATCTATCCCATTGTTTTTAATTTGTGGATTTGACAATAACATTTTTTTATATACATACCAAAACATAGCTTCTTGATAACTAATGTCTTGTGGCACTAGAGGATAGCAATCATCATCTATAGGTAAAGCCATATAGCTTATACATATTTTACCTGTTTTAAAAGATGTTTTTATATAATCACAATCTACAATATAAGTTTCTTCATAGTTTATATTTTCATTTATACACCCGTCACAATGCATACTTCTATGAAAAGTACTTGCACCGTATTGTAAAGGTTGCATATTAACATCTCCTGAAAAATAAACATTTTCTAATATTACAATTCTACTATTTATATCATGTAATACTGAAGCTGTATCTGAGTATTCTAATCCATTTGCTTGCGCATCTTTAATTTGATCTTGTAAGTCTTTTACTTTAGATGTTAATGTGTCTAGTTCTTCAGAAGATGCAATAGAAACTTTATTATTAATTGCTACTTGATTTATATAGTAAAGATCAGAAGGCATCATTGTTTTATGATCTTTAATATTTAAAACACATTGTTTTTGACATAGCTGTGGTGCAGCCCCAATATGCTCTAAAGCTTCTCCTATCCATTCTATAGCGTCATCTATCCAATTATCTTTTGAAGGTTTAAGATCTCTAAATATTTTTCTGATTACTACTTTACTTGATACTGTTTTGTATATACTCATAATTATATAGTTTCAATAGGAGGCTCTATAAATCCTCCTGTTTGTTTTTTCTTTACAGGTTTACAAATATCTTTTTTATTTTTAGAATCATAACCCGCATAGTAATACCCTTCCCAACAAGCTTTACCATCAGACCCTTTTTTCTTTCCTTTTCTAGCCATGTTATTGTTTTTTAAATTTTAAATAAGCTAAGTCATCTTCTTTTAAAAGAGTGATTAACTTTTCTTTGTTTCCTTTTATACCTCTAGTGGCATCAAACCTATAGGCAGATTTATTAGAAACTTTACATTTACCTTTTCTCCAATAATATCTACAGTAAAACTCATCAGTGTGATATATATACCATTTAGTTCCAAGCTCTGTTATAGAGTCATATAAATTTTTACCTTCTTCTAGTAACTCTTTCTTATACTTATTACTTTCTCCCCAATCTATTCTAGGAGATCGAGGATCTCTGTCTCTCCTAGTAATAGATATAGTGGATAAGTTATGCCCCATATTAAATTCTTTACCTTCTAAAATATAATCTATTATCATTATATTAAATTGATGACATAAATCTGTAAACAAAGCTTTATCTATATCACCGTTTGTTTTACAATAATCTTCATATATTTCTTTTAGGTTATGAATCATTACCTTTTACCTCCTCTTTTAAACTTTGGTCCTGCATAAGGATTTATCATTTGCCTTTTTGTACGCTCTACAACAGTTTCGTTTTTTTGTGGAAACCCTTTTGGACGTTTACTTTCAGTTGTTTTACCTACTGGTTCTTTTTTATTTTTCTTAGCTTCTTCACTTTTAGTTCTAGTATGGTATCTTTTACCTTTCCAAGTAAATTCTTTTTTACCAGCAGCTCTGTTTGTTTTAAAAGCATCTCCAAAAGATTGTTCTTTTGATTTTTCCACTACCTTTTTAGCTACATTTTTTACTATTTTTCCAGCGTTTTTTCCAGCCTCCTTTGGATCTATAGTCTTTTTCTTTTTAATTACAGGTTTAACAGATGAGCTTTCAGATTTGTTTAAAGTATTTAATTTTTTATTTTTTTGCTCTTCTCTACCTATTTTGTTTTGACCTCTTTGTTCTTGTCTTGCAGATTTTTGTCCAGCTTTCAATTCTTTTCTAGACGTACGTCTTGCTTTTCTTTCTTGCTTTTTAAAAGCTCTTGCTGCTTTATTTGTAGCTCTTCTGTCTTCTCTTTTTTCACCTCTAGACATTTCTACAATAGGACCTGCTCCATCTACAAACGGTTTAGCGTTTCTTGATTTTCTAGAAGACTTTTTTAAATCCCTAACTGCTTGTCTGTCAGCTTTTCTATCTGCTCTTCTATTTTTTCTAGCTGTTTTTCTTTCTTCTCTTTGGTCTTTCTTTAAAGTTTTCATACGCTCTCCACCGCTTTGAGCTACAAATTGATTTTTACTATCAAAAGGTCTTTCCATTGGTGGTTCAATAAAAGACTGCGCAGGAGCTCCCCCACCCATTTGTCTTTTACCTCCTTTTTTCATTTTACTTTTTTGTTTGATAGCAGACTTCATACTTTCTTTTTTGTTGCCATCACCGTCCATGTCTAAGTAATCAGGCTTTGATCCGCCTTTTTTATACTTCATTCCAGCTTTTTTATACATCATTTTTTTCATTATTTCTAGTTTTTATTAAAGTTATTATTTTTTAGGGGCTGTGCCTCTTACTGTTTTTGGATCTTGCATTCTATCATTATCCGTATCGCTGAAAGATCCAGACAGCAATTGAAGTTCTCCTGCTAATATACCTTGGTTGATTAAACTTAACATATCCATAGGTATTGGAAAAGGATGTTTACTATCATCATAGCATCCACCTTCTTCACATTCATCAAATTTAGAAACATCTTGAGGATCTTCAAAAACACCTCTAACATTTATAGCTTCTAACCCTTCCGCATTATATACATACAAATAATCTTCAATCATGTATGCTTTCATTTTTCCTTTTGTATATCTATCAAAAGGTAACCATTGTATTGTATTAGAATTAACCATAGGTATTGTACCTATGCCTGTAATATCTCCTACATGAGAAATAGCTTCTTCAAAATTATACCTAATAGTTTTAGGCAATGGTTTAACTGTTCTGTATACAGGACACGCTGTATCTAAGTTACAGCACTTAGAAGCGTCAACTGGTTCTACTCTAACACATCCTAAATCTTGTTCTACATGTCTACTTACAAATCCATTTTTCCCATAATCTCTCCTAATAAACATTGCTCTATAATGTTTAATATTAAATTTAATTTGAGACAAAGATATATGTTCATCATTATTAGATCTACCTCCTCTAACAAGGTTTAGTAAATTGTATGCTATTTCATTTAAAGTCATATTACTTTTTTGTTTTTTCTATAGATCTACCTCCAAAATAAGCTCCAATTACTGTAATTAAAACTAATTGTAATAAATCTGTCCATTTGTCTTCCACCACAAACTTAATAGTACCAGCATCAATAAATATCATTATAACTGTTGATAATACTAAGAATACTAATACTAGCGGTCTAACATTTTTAGATAACCAAGAATCAGATTTCATGTCCGCTTCCCATCTGGAAGTTATTTCTTTTTCCATTTGAGTTTCGTAGTTAGCTATTAATTCCTTTACTTTTAATTCAGCCTGAAGCTTTTCTTCTCCAGATGTATGTAAGTTATCTATAACTCCACCTACACCTTTTATAAGTTCTGTTGCTCCTCCTGAAAATATTTTACTTATTATACTCATAATTTAAATTTTATTTATTATAATATCTACAGATCCATCTGCTTCTTTTAGTTTAATTGCTAATGAATATTCTTTATTATTAAAATCTATAAAGTCTTCCTCTTCTAAAACTAATGTATTACCATGATCAACTAAAAGTTCTTTTGCTAAATAATAATTTGTAATACTTGTAGTATACTTATTTGTTGGATGAATGTCTGGATAAACTTCTGCATCCCAATTATTTTCAGATGCAATTTCGTATTCATAATAACTATAATATAGATCTAAATATACATCATTAGTAGCGTGTGTATTACAAATACTAATATTTTTAATTTTACTAAAAGGCTTTTCTTTACTGTTTTTAATATTATTAGTATCTGATATTAAATCAAATACTGGAATTATTTCTTTAGCAGTGTTGCCTGATATTTTTTTATATACTAACATTATATTCCTTCTATATATTTAATATCCTCCATTTCTTCTTGTGTTATACCTGTATTATCTCCTACCCACCCAGATGGATATTCTTTAGTATATTCTTCTAAAGCTGCCGCAGATTCAAATGTAGCTATATAACCATCAATTGTTTCACTTGTAACTATTATATATTTTGTTTCATCTATACTTTTGTGTAAATATATTATTTTACTTTTATCTGATAGTGCAAAAGAATTTGTATTTATTATATAGTAATTCATTATACTGATTCAAAGTTAGAGTTACCATTTACTGCAAATGCAGGAGCAGAATTACCACTAGTGTCATTACCGTTATTTTCTAATTTATAATACATTTGTAAATTAGCAGCAGCACTATGTGTTGTTGCATCTAATCTTGCTCCACTATTATAAAGTTCTGATATTTCAGATGCTGATAATTGTTTATTCCAAATAGTTAAATCATTAAATTGTGTTTCTGTACTATTACCAGATTTTGAATAAGTCCAAGTATTACTACCCAATGCTATTTGTCTATCAACGCTAGTCATATTAGGAGTTCCTTGTCCAGTTCCGTTTGATCCATAATGTCCATTACCTAACCAAGTACCATTCCAATAAACTTTTGCATAACTAGATCCAGCAGAATTTGTTGTTGATTTTGCAACAGTAATCATTGTAAAGTCATCATCTCCAACGTTTCCTCTATTTGCAGCACTCCAATACGTAGAACCTAATCCAGCTGCTGCATATGCTGCTGCATGATTTCCAGAGTTAGAGTGAAATAAATAAAAATTAGATTTCTTTGCATTAGATGCAGAGCGATACTCAAAATATAATCTGTTTAATGATTCATGATAAAACAATCTAATCATGTTATCATTTGCACTTGTTGAACCAGCAGTAGTTGATGAAAACAAATGTACATTAGTATTTAAAGAACTATTCCAACCAGGCTTTATCCAAAATGATATTGTATATGCTTGATTATGTGTAAAATTAAAATGACCATCACTATCTGCAATATAAACTGCTTGTGCTGTTCCAGTAGTTATAGATTTAGCAACTGCAAAAGAATCAGCAAAGCTTGGTGTAGTAGCAGCAGTAAGTGTAATTACCTCACCTATATCGCTAATATTTTTACCATTAAATACAGCTACATCTGCTATTGCTTTATTATTTATATGACTTATATTTGGCATTATCCTATTTTTATATAACTGTTATCTGGGCTAAACCACATTACATTATCTTTTATTGCATATCCTAATATTCTAACGTAGTCATCAGTTGCTGAAGGTATTGTTCCTGTCACACTTCCTGCCGTTGTAGAAATATATATAGGACCTCCACCATTACCTACTGCTACTCCACTTGTTATAGTTACCATGCCTCTTAATAACATTCCTACAACATTAGCAGCACCTGAGCCCCTAGCTACTGCTATTAAATTTGAAGAGTTAGCGTTATCAGCATCAGCTGCAACCCATTCAACACACTCTTCATCATCTGCTCCTTCCCCACATTCTTGATGTTGTAAAATATAAACTTTACCTGCAACAACTGTAGTGCCTCCATAATACATAATATCTCCTTCTCCATCACCATTACTAGTACCTATTCCTGATGGGTGAAAATTACGAGATCCAAACTTTTCATACTTGTTTGCCATTTATTAACCTACTCTAGTTACTAAAACTGTTACATCAGCACTTGATGGTGCTACATTAAATGTTAATACAACTCTGTTTGTAGTAGATCTAACTACTTGTGCGTATACAGTTTCATAAGAACTTGAATCAAATAGTTGTACCATTACTTTTCTTGTTCCTAAATTATGATCAACATTTGCTGTTGTAGATCCCCCTACAGTTGTTGTAAAAGATCTTGCTGCTAAATTTCCTGGAGTAACAACAACTGTATCACTTACTGCAGCTAATGCCTGTTCGTCACTAGCATAGGCTACGCCTAAATTTGTTCTTGCAGCTGAGGCGGTTGAAGCTCCAGTACCACCATGGGCAACCGCAACGTCTGTAGCTGTCCATGATCCAGAAGTTATTGCTCCTACAGTTTGTATTGCTAATCCTTCAATATCAGACTTACTTTGATCAGCTGTTGCAGAAGCTTCTATTCCATTTAATTTAGAATGATCAGCATCTGTAAATACATTACTATCTGATGCTGCTTCTACTGCTGTTCTAATTTCTGCATTAGTTTGATCTCCAGTTGCCCCAGCTTCAATTCCATCTAATTTATCGTGATGTGCAACTGTCATTACACCCGCAATACTTCCAGATGCTTCTGCTATTACTACGTCAGTACCATCAGAAGAACTAATTGTTAATTGTGAAGCATGTGTTGATTGTGATAAGTCAGTACTAACATTTGTATTTTTTGCAGTATTCGCATCGATCTCAGCTAAAAGTGTATTAGCTAACTTATCTTCTGTTATAGAATCATTAGCAATGTACCCTGAAGCTATAGCAGTACCTTGCCAAACACCAGTTCCAATTGTACCTACAGAAGTTAATGATGAAGTAACTATTGTTGATTTAAGAGAAGTTCCAGTTAAAGTAGAACCAGCAGCTGTTACTGTAATACTACCAGTACCATCAAACTCTACACCGTTAATTTCTCTACCAGTTGCTAATGCAGTTGCTGTAGAAGCATTACCAGATAAAGCTCCGTAAAAAGTTCCTGCTCTAACATCTGCATAAGTAAATCCACTAGTAGTATCAATAGTAGTACCTGTTCCAGGAGCAGCATGACTGTTACCAGTTGTGTTAAAGAATTTCCAAACATTACTATCACTAGCATCTCTAAATAAACCACTATATTTAGCTCCGGTTGAAGTGTATTTTCCAAATATACCTATATCAACTGAATTTGCACCATTACCACTAGCCAGTTCAATTAAAGGATCTTCAACGGATAATGTAGCAGTGTTAACTGTAACAGTATCACCCGATACAATTAAATCTCCAGTTACTGTTAAGTCATTACCTATTGTTACTACATCGTTTTCATCACCAATTGTAACTGCGTTACCTGAAAACCCACCAGCTAATCTAGTTTTTAAGTTTGCTACAGATACATCAACATCTGTATTTGTTGTTTTAGCAGTGTTTGCTGCTACAGCATCAAATATAGTTGGTGACATAACCCCACTGACAGATGTTGTTGCTACAGGTATAACAGCGTTAGTACCATCAGAAGATGTAATAGTTCTAGCTCCAGTTGATCCGCTTATTCCTAAGTTAGTAGATACGTTTGTGTTTTTAGCTGTATTCGCAGCTATAGCACTATTTACAGAATTAGCTATTTTATCAGCTGTAACTGCATCATCCGCTATCATATCTTCAACTATCTGAACTTCACCTATAACTCCTGTTGAAGTAGAACCTAAGACTCTATCAGCAGTTGCTAAGTTTTGCATCTTAGCATATGTTACCGCGTCATTGGCTATTGTAAGTGCCCCACTACCTGTTACATCTCCTGTATGTGTAACGTTACTTGTTTTAGCTGTATTAGCTGTAACTGCATCAAATATTGCAGTTGACATAACACCAGATACAGACGTTGTAGCTACCGGTATTGTAGCATTTGTTCCATCTGATGATGCTATAGTTCTTGAACCAGTACTACTTGCTACAGATAAGTTTGTGCTTACATTTGTATTTTTAGCATTATTTGCAGTGTGCTCATCAAACATTGCTTTAGACATTACACCACCAATTGAAGTAGTTGCTACAGGTATTGTTGCATTATTACCATCTGAAGAAGTAACCGTTACTGTAGTAGTACTTGTACTTACTCCTAAGTTTGTACTAACATTAGTATTCTTAGCCGTATTAGCATCTATTTCAGCTAACAATGAATTTGCTAATTTATCTTCAGTTACACCATCATCTGCTAGTTGAGTTGTACCAACACCACCAGCTGTAATAGCTATGTCGTTAGCGTTTGCTGTTATACCTGTACCGCCAACTACATTTAAAGTAACAGATCCAGACGATCCGCCACCAGTTAAACCATCACCAGCAGTTACGCCAGTTATATCTCCAGAAGATGATGAAAGAGATACCCAGGTATCTGAACCTGTGTGAAATTTTATTACGTTAGCTGAGCTATCATAATATATCTGTCCTTCACCAGCTAAACCAGAAGGATCAGAAGTTAAGTTTTGAAGTTTAACGTTTGTAAGCTGGTTATTGTTTAGATCTATATCTACTAAATGTTTTATACTTGCCATTTTATTTGTTTTTTATAATGTTTATTTTTTATTTTAATTAAAGAAAGCCTTTCCTGAAAAAGCACTTTGAAAGTCTAAAGTAACTTGATTAACACTGTTATAAGTTATTTTACCTATTACTACTTGGTTGCTAGAGTCAACAACTGTAACAGAACTTTTCTTCCCTAAGTTATGAGTGATCACCCATTGTGCTGCAGGGATTCCTTGATCATGCACATAATTTGCATCTCCTGTGTAAATGTTATTTGTTACTTTAGCTTGCTTTAACCACTTTGCCATATCTATATATTTATATATTTTGTTTTACCGTTTATTTTTTTTGCTAATGTTAATTTTTTTCTGTTTTCACGATGTGTAACATAACTCACATGTATCCAATTAGGATTTTCATCATCTCCAAACTCCCATATTAATTGATCAAAGTCTAGATTATCTTTTATATAATGAAACATTTCAGCATTGGTTTTGTGTCCAAATGTATCATCTAAATCTAAAGCTTGACCTTTCATATGTTGTGAGTGTTTAGCTCCTCCTATAGCCGTATTAACAGGCTTTCCTCTAAACATACTAGTTATTTTTATTGGACCTCCAACCCATTCTCTTAAAGGTTCAAATAAATATTTAGCAATTTCCTGCATACATTTTAATTGTTCAGGACCAGGAGTATTATCTAAACCTAATCTTAACCCTGTAGCACTTGTTACTGCTTCTTTATAGCTTATATGTTCACTTATATTGTCCATTTATTATGATTTTTTAAATATTGCGTATTCTACTACTACAGACTCATCTATTGCAATTACCTCTATACCAAGATTTACTTTAGCTGGAATGTATGCAAATTCTCCTGTAGCTATTTGAGCATAAGCTGTACCCGCTGCAGTTCTAATATCTACTGGTTTGCTGTTAGTACTACTTATATTTTTTATGTATACATAATGAGCTCCAGTACTAGCTGCTGCTAATTCTGTAGGTCCACTATGCAATACAGTGATTCTACCTACATCCGCAGGATCTGTAGTAGTTAAATTATTTGTTAAAGATAAATTAATACTATCTAATAAAGCGTTTGAGCTAGATATACCTAATGTTGCTTTTACTGTTGCCATGTCTTTTTATTTTTTATTTTAATTTTTATTATGCTGCTTCAAATATCATTACTTCTAATACTGGGTCTCCAGAAGCAGCGTCTGCTACTAAATCTACTGTAGAATTCCAAGGGTAAAATGCAAATTCTCCTGCTCCTAAAGTTATATTAGTATAATCTAAAGTTGCATTAGTATCAGCATTCTCACCTATAGTTATTATTTCTGCTGCTACAATACTTGTGTTATGAAGTAAAACATATGCTTTTCCATAAGAAGCGTTGCTTATTACTATGTTTGCTGTTTCTAAATTACTTGCTCCTGAAGCTATAATTTTTCTAAAACTTCTATAATCTCCACCTACTGTTAAAACATTACTTAGGAGTACACTTAAATTGTCTGTTGAAACATTTGAACTTGATAAGCTTAATTTTGCTGTTAATGTTGCCATTTGTTTTATTTATTTTATTGTTATTTTTCTTTCTACACTTCCATCACTATATATATATAATAAAAGCTTATTTCTTTTTTCTTTACTTGGTCTACCTAGTAGATCCGTTACTTGTATTAATTGCCTAGCCTCTACAACTCTAGACACTAAAGGCCCAGTATAAGTACCATAACAATAATCATAAGTTAATTGACATATACTATCCCACTCATTATTACAACAATACTCATCTACTTCTATAACCCAAGCATAACATTCATCATTTAGAAAATAAGGTTCTCCAGGTTCTGTAGCATTGCAATCAGCAGCATACAAACAACCTAATGAATCATGTCCTAAAATTACATTTGCTAGTGGGTTGTAGTTCCACGCATTTGGGTCCATACATCCGACAACTGCTTCAATACACGAACCATTGTCAGTATTAGCAAGTGAATCATAGTTAATAGAAGTACTATCAGTACAACCATAAATGTAAGCAATACAACTGAAATCTTCTGTATTAGCGGATGAGTTGTAGTTAAGCATAGAGGGATCAGTACACCCGTAAATAAAAGGGATACAAGTATTATTGTCAGCATTAGCTAAAGGATTAAAGTTAAACATAGTGGAATCCATACAACCATAAACAAATGGTTCACAAGATCCGTTATCAGTATTTGCATTAGGATTATAATTAAACATAGTTGGATCCATACATCCAAATATATATGGAACACAGGAACTATCATCTATATTTGCTAAAGGAGCATAGTTCCACATACTAGTATCAGTACATCCATAAACTACACTTTCACAACTTCCATCATCCGTGTTTGCTAATGGGTTATAATTAAAAGCTATAGGAGATGTACATCCAAATATAACTTGAATACAAGTATCAGGAGTATTAGCATTAGGATTATAGTTAAATGCTAAAGGCTGCATACATCCTATAATTACAGGTAAACATCCTCCATTATCTACATTAGCTAAATTATTATAATTAAATGCTAATAAATCAGTACATCCAAATACTGCTGGGGTTATACAACTATCTTGTATATTTATATCAGTATAATAACTATTAGCAGTATCTGCATGATACTCTACATATGCTGGTGATATACACCCAGGATAATAATAACAAGGTAAAGAGGTATTAGCAGTATCAGCATAGTTAAATGCTAAACTATCTAAACATCCATAAACTTTTTCTTCACATATATTACCACAATATGTATTAGCAGTATAAGTATTAAAAGGTATTATAAATGGAGGCTGTATACTTATTGTTGTGTCTCCTAATGGATTTATTAAAGTAAACCCACATTCAACAGCAGTGTGTTGTGCTTGTTGAGATATAAAAAGTTTTATATTAACTTCAGTTGGTGCATATAAACCTAAATTAAAACTTTGATTAGCTGCCTGCGATGTCATAATAAATATAGAAGTATCTGCATCTTGCCATATCTCTAATCTTGTTCCTACCCATCCATTACCTATAAGATCGTGTAATATTAATGTATATCCACACGAATCAATATTCTCCATTGTATTTGCAAGAGGGTCATAGTTATACATTACACTATCTATACAACCATATATTTTTAAAATTGCACAACTACTATCATCTACTGTGGCTAGTGAATTGTACTCTACATAATCATCATCCATACAACCTGGTACAGGTGGTGGAGGTATGCAAGTGTCAGATAAAAACGTATGTGAAGAATCGTTGCCAAAGTTAGGAACATCTCCAAAAACTAAGGTGTCTCCACATTGCACTACATAATACGATCCATCTTGTCCTCCCCACAATGTACCAGCTAATCCATCTCCATAAGTATCATTAATAGTAAAAGTTAAATTACCTTGAGGTAAACAATTTACTATATATTGAGGTTGATAGTCAGGGACATTTATATAAGGTCCTCCTGTTAAAACTATATTACCTAGTGAATCTTCAATTTCCCAAGAAGTTTCTTCTGGGTATTGATCTAAATTTATTATTATTAAAGTTGGTACACACGCCGGTGGTGGACCAGGTGGCGGACAAGGCATAATATTAACTGTAGTATCTCTTTGGAAAAATGAACCTAATACTGGATTCCAATCTATTATAGCTCCTTGACATGTGTTCCCCATTCTAAAAGAAGAAGGTTGAGATGAAATCCATCCGTCCCCAAAACTGTCTCTTAAACTTATAGTATAACTTCCACTATTAATATCTATAACAGTATCTAAATATTCATATTGACTTGTTGGTTGAAAAAACATAGAAGTATCTCCATTATTATCAGATACCATAAAAAAGTTAGATTCTGATGGAGCATAGAAATCAAATTGTACTTGAAATCTAACCCAAGAATCTTGACTAAGTAATAACGTTGGTAATAATAATAATATAAATAATATTTTCTTCATTTTAAAAATCGCTCATTAATTGATTATCTATTTCTTCTTGTACTTCTTCTCTTGTTGCTAGCATTTTGAAACTAAGATCAGCTTGAAATCTAGCAACTTCCTCACCGTCTTTAAATATTATAATAGTAGGTATAACTGCTATTTTATGCTTCTTCTGTATTGCAGGACTAGTACTAATATCTACATAAGATAAAGTTTTAACATCTTTTAATTTATCTATCCATTTAACAGAATTAGCTTTATTCCAATCAGCATTAAACTGAGATACTGATATTTGACTAAAAGCAAGATTAGATGTTAACATTAAAACTATTATTAATATATAAAATCCAAAAACTTTCCAAGTTATATTATCAGCTTTATCTTCCATTATCTGTTATAAAGTTTATCTTCTATTTTCTCCATAGATTCTTTAATTTCCTCTACATCTTTTTGAGTTGTCATAATAGTATTACGTATCATTTGATCTTTCATGTCAAACTCCATTCTTGTTACGTCTTGAGGGGGAGGCTCTGGCAATTTCTTAGCTTCTTCAATATCAGCTTGTAACATAAACCACATACTAATAACTGTAGCCATAGCAGCACCAATTGCTATAAGTGTTTTAATACTTACTTTAAATCCACTATCTTCATTTAATTCTCTACCCATTCCATATCAATTTAATAACTACTCCTATCACTACAGCATAGATAACCCACAAAGCTTTACCCATTACTTTACGATGAGTAGTATTTCTATTCACCCGAGCAGTTACTCCTGAATCAGGATCTAAAAGCCTCTCCGTTATCATATCTAACTTCTCATCCATTTTATCTAATTTATCTTCCATTGAATTCATTCTATGCTCCATTAATGATATGTCTTTTTTCATTGACATTATATTTCAAACCCAAAATTTAATACTATAAGTCTTACTTTTTTTGAACTACATCCTTTTGTACAAAACAAACAAACTTTAGCTTCTAATAATGTTATTCTTCCTAATCTTATAGATACTTCGTATTTTTCTTTTTTATTACCTTTAGCCCAACTATTAATCCAATTCATTTTTTTTATTTTTAAAATATTATATAATTAATTCCTAATTTAAAATCGTACCACTCTCTGTTCCAGTACTTGTTATATTTTCCTTCTACAAAATATCCTAAACTTTTATTTATTTTTATACCATAAATTAAACCTCCAGAATAATCCATCCATTGCCCATCTACATAATTGTGATATGAAAAATCACCACCATTATCATAATGATAAGGCATAAAGTTACCCCATGCGTGTAACCATGTTTTTTTCTTATACTTGTAATAATCAAACCCTAAAACAATTGAGTGTTGTATTATATTTGATAATTCATTTCTTTTTTTATCTGTATAATCAGATAATACTTGTGGTATTACTACTTCTTTCCAAACATCTGAACTATTAGCTACTATATTACCACTAGGATCAGTATATACATTATTATACACATCTACATTATATCCTTCTTGTATTGCTAAATAAGTATAATGTAAATTACCATTATCTAATAACCACTCATCTAAAGGATCATATCCATATGGTTCTGCTAATCTATGTGCCGCCCCTACACTAAAAGAAAGATTTCTATTTTTCTTCCATCTATATCTTTCTGATAATTCAAAATATTCTACGTCAGCAAATCCATCTTTTACATATTCTACTTTAGCAGCAAATTGATTTATGCATAAAGGACCATCACAATCGTCATCAGAACTATATCTAATGAAATGATGTTGATTTATATAATCAACACCTTGTTGTCTAGAATAATCAACTTCAAATAAATATTCAAACCCTTGAACTTTACCTACTGTTGCTGCATCTGTATAATTAGATTCTGTTCCATCGTAAAAAGTAGAAGCTCTATTTTCATATCCAAATCTAGCTATTTTTCTTATACCTAGTGTAAGAGAATAATCATATGGAGTTTCAATTAACTCTGTATTTAAATATCCAGGAGTTACAGAAAATGTTTCTACATCAGATATAGATGTACCTCCATTAACAGCCCCATAAAATGTAGCAAATTTTAATTGCTTTTTTAAAATAGACTGTCCTGTAACAGTTCCCGCTATACATAATATAGCTACCAATATGATTAATACTCTTTTCACTTACCCTTTATTCTGTTATTTTTATTATTTGATTAATCTGCTTAGCTGTTATGTCTTCTGGTAAAAGATCTTCTGAAATAACATTAAGTTCAATCTCAATTTCTTCTTTCATTTTTTCTGTTAAAGCATCCATTTGAGCTCTTCTTGCGTCAACTAATTCTTGATTATCTTTTTCAATTTGTTGTATTTTTTCTTTAGCTCCTTCTTCATTTGCTTCAGCTATTGCATTTACTTCTGTAGCTAATGCCATAAACTCTTCAGTAGGTTGCCCTGCTGTTTCTAGTTCTTTTAAAGATTCTCTAAGAATTTCAATATTCTTACTTACTACTAATCCAAACTTTTTACCTTTTAATTCTTGAACTGAAAATAATCCATTAATTAAAGATATAAAGTCTTTTTTTGGTGCATTAATCATTTTGGTTGTACTAATTGTTTTTGTTTCCATTGTCTATTTTGGTTTGGTTAATATTAATTTATCACTAAAAAGTGAATTTTACTTGCTGTTGTTGAGGTTGATCCAGTAGCTGCTGGATTAAATATTGATATTTTAAAACTACCACTCCCTATTGTATGTGTAGCTGCAGTTAACTGTGCATTATTAGTTGTATTCTCATCTTGCACTGTTAACATAATAATTGAGTTAGCAGTTACTGTACTATTCGTTACAGTAAATTCTGCATTTTGAGCTGCTCCTAAAGCCACAGCTGCTAATGTTATTACTCCTGCAGTTGAATTAATTGTAACTCCTACTGAATGATTTTCAGATTGTGTAACTGTTCCTCTGTTTGTATATGTAATTCCTTTTGTAGCTCCAGTTATAACTAAGTTACCTGTATTAACTGTTACATCTTGTCCTTCAGACGCAATTGTTAGTCCAGCTGTTGCTGTACCTCCTGTATATGTTTTTAATTGTATATCGCCATCAGAAGAACCAGATGTATCTCTACCTGCTGTAACAATTACACTACCTCCTGCTGCACTTCCTGATGCTGTACCAGCAGTTAAATTTAAATTACCAGCTGCACCAGAAGCACTACTTCCACTTTCTAATGTCAAAGCTAATCCTGCAGTTGAACTTGATGTAGCTGTAGGTTTTATTGTAGGTGCATCAGTATTTAAAAACCTAATACTTCCTTTTACATTTAATGCTTCTGCAAAAACTGCTGTAGGAGTATCTTCTCCTACAAATACTTTACCATCAGAATCAATATTGATACCTTCATGACTACCATTACCACTTAACCATCCTGTACCTAGATCAATATCGTAATCACCCATATCTAAATTAGCTGTTGCAGTTGATAAGGTAGCTGCTAAAGAGATTGCTCCAGCTGTATTAGTAATTGTCATATTACTTCCTGCAGTAAGAGTTGCCAAAGAAGGAACTCCTGTTGTTGCGTTACCAATAAGTAATTGTCCGTTTGTAGACATTGCTGAGGTTGCAGCTATAGTATCTGTAGCACTTGCGTATAACATTGCTCCTTTTGCTATTGTAGCTAACCCTGTTCCACCATTGATTACAGAGTTTTGACCTGTAATAGTTCCTGTAAAATCAATAGATTTTAAAAATGATGCATTTGCATTATTACATAAATCTAAATCTATTCCGGCTTCTAAAGCTGTTAATACTATATTATTAGAAGTAGTCTCTACAGTTAATAACCCTGTATCTCCACTTTTTATTCCTTTAAAATTTAATTGATTTTTATTTGTTATGTTTACATATAAACTTTCACTACTTGTACCTGTAGTAGCTAACGAAGCAAATAATGAACTTACTTGCAATTTCTTAACTGCATCAGTTACACTATTAGCTGTTTCTAGATAATCATAATCATCTACACTTGTTTTTACAAGTGATCCTAAACTGTATATATTTTTATTAGTTGCCATTTTTTAACTATTTTTTATTTTGTATTTAGTATAGATATATTACAGTCTGCACAAAATTTGTTTACAAAGTTAATAAAATTATCGTAATAATTAATATTTGTAGTTATGCTTATTGTATTCATATCTAAACATTGAGTATAATGTTGTATTTTTTGAGTCGAACATCCATTGTGTATTCCAGATGGGAACGAACTAGGAGTTGTCAATGTCCATATTGTTCCGTTTAGCCAAGCAGCTAAAGGATGACCAGATGGAAGATCAAATTTAATTACATCTCCTACATATGTAAAATTATTTGCTGGATTAGAAAGAGGGGATACTCCAAACCATCCAGTAGGAAAATTATCATATGCTGTAACTGTTGTTCCTTCTCCTGCATTTATTACGCTTGCTCCTGCGTGTGCTGATTGATGATTTATACCTGTACTTGGTCCACCTTGAACCCAAATATCATTACAATTTTGAGCTATTGTTGGTGAAGGTGTTTCTAAGTCTTGACAATTATATAAACAAGATATATCTTGATCTACTAAATAATCAACTAAAATCAATTTCCATTGATCCATTAACGAACAGTCATCTGCTCTACCTACTTTATAATCATTTAACCAATCTGTTCCTTTTTTATTAAGACATGCTTTTATTTTTATTTTAGCTTCGTCTAAACTTGGAGGAATACAAGGACTAGGAGGTGGTAATATATAATCACACTGTCCAGGAATATTTGCATTTGGATTAAAGTTTGATGCGTTAGGATCTAAACACCCTTGAACTTGACAACAACAATCACAAACTGCTAATGGATTATAATTATCTGCATTTGGATCAGTACATCCTACGAGTGGATTATTACTATTAATAGTAAAAGCCATTCCTGTATGACATCCATAACTATCAGTTACTACCCCCCAGTAGTTACCACTTCCTAATTGTGAATATACATTTGATGTTGTATTTCCTGTATATGTTACTGGGTCTGTATATATTAATGTTGTTTGATTGTTTTCATATATTTCAAAAGTCCAAGTAGCTGTATTTGAAAAATTTAAAACTACTGAAACAGATACTGATCCGTCATTGTTAAATGTAGTACATGTTGAAGTACTATCTGTAATTGTATATGAAAGTGTATTTGGTGTTGCACACGGCATTATACAACAAGAGTTATCTGCTCCTATAATTTGTGAAAGAGGATAATAATTATTGTTACAACAATTTTGATATTGATTTGTAGAAGGCCAATGTAAACATGCAGTATACATACATGAACCATCATCTTGAGTTGCATTAGGATCATAATTAGCAGCACAAGAATCTGTACATCCCATTACAACAGGGGGTGAACAATATGAATTACAACATCCTGGTCCAGTTAAACAGTTGTAAGTTCCAGGTGTATATCCAGTTAAAGTTCCATTCCAAGGATCTATACAATTACCAGTATTTGGATCACAATCATATGAAGGGTATGCACAAGTTCCTGGACATACTGCTGTAGGGTCATAATTATGTGCTGCAACATCCATACAGCCTATAATAGGAGCTGTAAATGAAGCAAACTCTTCTGTAACACATGGATTTGCGCCTGGTAATGTTCCAGTTAATATTACTTTATAAAATCCACTACCGTTTGTTGCAAACCAATTTGTTCCGTTAGCAGTATCATTGTTACTGTAAGCATATATTGGAATTGGTCCGCCTGAAACAAACCCCATACTATAAGTTCCAAGACTAGTATATGTTGCTCCTGTAGGGCTATATAACCATTGAATATCTACATTCCATGCTGGATCACAATCTATAGTAGTTTCAATTTGTTGTCCACCACAAGGACCAGCTATAGTTAAATCTTCTAATAATAAAGTAGATACATTACAACATTGTGGAGGTGTTGGTGTACATAAATTAGATTGAGGATCTCTTAATAAAGGATCTGAAGGAGTACCACAATATGAAACATTTTTTGGATCATTACAAACTTGTGCTTTTACTATCGCACCAAACTCACTCCAACAATCTTCCATTGTAGAAGTAGTATTACTGTCTACATATCTAAATCTTATAGAATAGTAACCATAATCTAAACCTGTAAATGCATGTGCTGCTACAGATACATTATTAAGAGTACCTGCATTTATTGTTCCTCCTATTTGTGCTGCTCCAGTGCTTGTTGAGGTATCTCCATTATTAACTACTTTATATAATAGTATCTCAAATTTAGAATTTGCATCCCATTCTAAATAAAGAGGAAATAATGGAGCTGCTGAAACATTTAATACACCATCACTATTCCATGTAGAACACGCACTATTTTCAGTAGCTGATGACTGTGAAGAAACAAAATTCCCCCAAGTAGGAGATACATTAATACTTACAGGATCTTCTAATAAACCATTAGTTGAATTACATGTTACACAAGAATTATTACTAATTGTTGCATTAGGGTCATAGTTAACTGCACTTGCATCAGTACATCCATAAGTAGTTATAACTGGGTTTTCATTAACAACTACACTACTACACTCTTGACATCCGTCTTGATCAGTTATACATACAGTATAAAATGGGTTAGCAACAGTATTTGCAGCTAGTCCTCCATGTATAGATGTATGACCTGTTGCAAATGTTAATGTTTCGTTTGTATTTGTAGCAGTAGCATCAACTATGTTTCCTAGTGTATCTACTAATTGAAATTCTTGTACATTTATACCAACTGTACCAGTTGTAATAATACCAACATAAGTATTAGTTGGTATACCAGTACCAGATACTTGCATACCTGGTTTTATATTTATAGTTGAGTTACAAGTTACTAAACTTGAATTATTTGTAGTATCACAAGTAGCGTTAGTAAAAGTATTACCTCCTGTTGGTGGTTGATACCCTACTGCAGTACCTGATGAGTTTGTAATAGTTACTGTATACTCACTACCGCTAGTCCAAGGATTTCCTGAAGCAACACCACCTGAAGTTGCATCCCAATGTATTTCTCCATCGTTAACACCATTTGTAGAGTCAACTGTGGAAACACTAGCTGTTAAAGTACATAAAGTACAACAAGCAGGATCATGAACATAAGTTACATTTGTATAATTAGATCCTCCAGGTAAATCTGCTGTTGGTATTGTAGTTGAACTACAATCAACTCCAGTTGTTGCATAGTAACTAGGATTACCTTGAGTATCACAAACAGTATATGTTGTAGATGTAGGGGCAGCACAGCTTGTAATATTTTCTGAGTAATAAAAAGTACTTGTAAAATACTGAGTAATTTGATGTTGATTTCTTATAGAATTTACTGTGCTTTCATATGATGTAGGATCATTAGGTGCAGTAAAAATATCATCTACATATCCGCTACCATTTAAATTAGTTTGGTAGTTAGCTTGAAACCATGCCCAGTTTTTACCGTCAATTAAATCAGTATATCCTAGTCCTAATGTACCATCTTGAGCAAGTACATCTATTCTTTTAATTACTTGTTTTGAAGTTTGAAATTGATCTACAGTTGTAATTCCATTTTGACCGTAAGTATCAGTTAAAAAATCATCCCAATCATAATTAATTCTATTTACATATTCAAAATAAGTGCTTCCATTTGCATCTAATCTTGATACATAACCACGATCTGCTAAAGTTCCTGATGGATTAAAATTTGTATCTGGAGCAATTCTTGTAAGAATAGTTGTTTCTGCTCCTACAAGCCTAGGACCTTGAATAAAGTTTTTTCCTTTACTATACCACTCTGTTCCTGCTTTACTTGCGCATGCACTTACATCTTGTTCATGTCTTAATATTCCATGACCAGTCCACGTATCATACTGAAGTCCTTGCCAATAATATCCTCCTACTGGACAAGGTATTGTAAATACTTCTACATGGCCAGATGCAAATGTTACTTGAACATCAACATCAAATATACCGCTATCAGTATGATATTGGTAATTACTAGCTGAAGCATCAAATGCTAAATGATCATAACTTAAATGAATATGAGTTGCACTTGAAGTGGTAGTAAGTGATCCTGCATTTGGCACTCCATTCCAAGCAGTCCAATCCGCTGGATCATAAGGTGTAATATCTTGTACATCTATTACTTCATCCCATCCAGTACCATTATCAGGTTTTTTTGTTACTCTTATTTGAAGTCCTACATCTAGCCCTAAACTAGTAAATGTATTATTATCATTTAATGCATTACCACTATATGCTTGTATAGAAATATATCTAGGACCAGTTGAAGGCGAAAACTGAGGAGTTACCCTTGAAGTTTTAGCTTGTACAAATGCTCCTGCAGATAAGTTTTCTTTTGTTTTAGGTAATAAGGGGTTGCTATACACTGCACGAGAAAGTCCAAGTAGATCTTCTGTTGGAACTCCTGAATATGTGGTTTGCGAATCTTGAGCGCTATCAAGTTGTTCATATATTTCCTGTACTTCCCTTGAATCTTCTTCAGCCATGTATTATTTATTTAGCAGTCGCAACCGCAGTTATTATCACAAATTTCTCTTGCTTTTTGATATTTAGCTAATATGTCTTGAAAATAAGCATCACTTTGTGTATCTGAAGCTATTTCAGTTGCTGAAGCTGCGCTTTCTAATAGTAAATATATTTTTTGAGCTTTTGCTAATGTAGATGAACATCTTGCACAATCACAAGAACATTCCATTAATTCATTTGTTAATTTTGTTAAACAACAGTCTATATCACAATGTATAATAACTGGTTTACATGAGTACTCAATACCTTGCTCATTTAAACATGCTCTATATACTCCATTGGCATGTGGTAAATTATCTACAGGAACATTAATTTTACCTCTACCAGTAGTTGCATCATAATTCATAACAACAGGAATCATTGCTCCAGTAGCCACATGTGTTATTTTTATAGTTGCTTGAGTAGAAGTGTTATCATAATATTTCCCATTAACAACTAGGATTTTACATGAGTTTGCTACATTTATATTAAAAGCCATAAGTTTTTGATTTTAAAAAAAAAGACCGATAGGGGGACTAATGCCCCCTATAAGTCTTTAATAAAGTTTAATTACTAAGCTGAAATATCAGACTGGTAATATGTTACGTAGATTTCTACAACTCCAGCTGTAAGTGCTCCTGAAGCAATTACAACTTGGATTGCTCCATTAGCAGTTGTTTTGTCCGCCACAGCGTTAACTGTAACTTTCTCATCTGCTAAAGATGCATGTGACGCAGGGTTTTGTGCAGAAATTACAGTTAAACCACCTGCTTTAACTGCTAAACTTGGAGTACCACCACTTGTAAAAGCTGTAGTTACACAAGTCATTGCGTCAACAATAATTGCGTTTGCAGGTATAACCTCACTACTTGCAGGAGTAATTGTTGAAATTGCTCCTCCGTCTACTGAAAAGTCATATATTGCTTTTGCTGTCATTAATTTTGGATATGCCATTTTATTTTTATTTTTTTATATTAATATTATAGGTTAACTGGTCCAAAATTAGCTGAAGCTAAATACCCATTCATTTGAGATTCAAATAAATTTGTAATAGCTGCTGTACTTGGGTCCATTGCAATGTTTACTTCAATTAAGTTATCAACTCCGTGAATCTGTGAAGCTGAAGAACCATCTTTAGTAGCTGCAATAGTATACATGTCGTATGCTGTTGCTGTTACAGAAGTATCTGCAGGAGTATTAGGAAGGTGTCCTCTCATGTAGTATCCGTATTGGTTACCTTTTTGATCGTCTTCCATTTTTCTTACATAAAAACCGTCGCCAGTTCCTTGAGATCCAGGAGTAGTAGAAGATAAAGTAGCAACAGTTCCGTTAGAACCATCCATATTATCTGCTCCTCTCATTTCAACTAACTCTTCTTGAACTGATCCATCCGCTTTTACTTCACCTTTTTTGTATCCTGTAATACCAATGTTAGTACCACCGTTAGCTATAGACTTTACCCAATGAGGTAAATCAGCGTTAATAGCTGCTGCTAAAGCTATACACTGAACAGTTGGTGTAGCGGCTGCTGCAACAGTATACTCATATGATTTCATTTCAAATGGCTCAGCACCATTAGTCATGTTAATCAATTTAAACTCGTGAGTAGATGCTGCTGTAGCATTTGTTCCTAATGCAATATCAAATACCTGCGCTGTTTGAGCCGCTGCACTTCTACCACTCCAGTTAATTACGTCTTTACCATAGATCCAAGGACTTACGATATTTTTTGTAGCTGTTCCTTGAACAATTCTAAATTGTGAAGAAGCTGCTATTGTGTCTCCAGGTACCATACTTACAGGACCTGTTGCACTTAGTTTTTGGACATCAATCGCTTTGTCTGCTAGTACACCGTTTGTGTATGCATTTGCAACGTCGTTTCCAATGTATAAATGTCTTGCCATTTTTTTTAATTTTATTAATTAATACTAATTATTCATTTTTCCCAACCTCTATAGATTGAGTTTTGTAACGAGGATCACTAATTCCCTCTAAAATGCTCCCTACCGTCATGTCAACAATTTCTTGGTGAGTATGTTCAGGCAGTTCACAACCTACCGCCAAAGATAGTGAAATTTGCTTTGGTTTTCTAATATAAGTTATTTTTAACTTGTCTATTATAAATATATCACTCGTGTATATATCTATGTACCTTCCTCTAACAGTTGTAAGAGGAGATGTATGTTTTGTTGTATTAAAAGGGTCATCTAGTAATGCAAATATATCGTCTTGTTGTATAAATTTATTTAACGCATATTCTCTAGTTGCCCCTACAGGCGCAAGTCTTTTAGCTCCTAACCCATTTTCAACGTATTGTCCATAAACTAATTTATTTGCATCGTCTTCAGGATCAGTTATACCTCCAGCCATAGAAACTAAACTAGTTACTAAGTTACTACCACTAACAGAATTTGTAATTGAAGAATCCCAATTAAACCATGGATGTGCAATAGGATCTATAATAATGATAATAGAATTAGGAAAATCTAATTGACCATACTCTTCAAAATATAATTGAAACCCTGCAGGCCAATTTGCTGGATTTACTAAAAAATCTTTATATGCTTGTATATCTTGTGGATAAACAAATGCACCTCCGTTTGTATGAATATTTGCAGTTCCAAGACCAATATTTCCTGGATCTGCATATACATCAAGTGTATCAATCATTACTGTTCCATTATGTAAATTTTCTAAAGGCATAATAAAATAAGATGTAGGTGAATCGTCATCTACATAAAATTCAATAGGCTCACAGTTATTTAAAAATAGTTCAGATCTCTGATTAACTAAATATAAATAATCAGAAGGAAGTCTAAATTGATCTATCCAATGATTATTATCATACTGTTCTTTATAAATTGTAGGAGCAGAATATTCTTTAACTAGTGTTCTTAAATCGTCAATTCTTTTTTGACTATTTTCAAAACCTTGTCCATACTTATTATTCTTACCATACTTTGTGTTTAAAAATCTAGACATAGCTTTATTTAATTCTATATCTATTTCTTCTTGTAGTAGCATATCAGCTTGGAGTGAATTTATCTTATCCACTCCTTGCTGAATTGCTATATGCATTTGATTTACATTCATATTATACTAAAGATAATTCTTTAAGTTTAGATCTTAATATTGTTAGCGTACCAGAATTCTTTTTATCTTTTAAATAAACTACAGCATCTTCCATTGTATCACCAATAACTTCATCAATAAAAATTACTTGGTTTCCAATTTTTCTTAAAACTCCAGCTGAAATCATATGTTCTACTTCTGCTTTTAATTCTAAGTTTTTATCTGTAGCCACTTTAAGGAACTTTTTAGGTTGGCTATTTTTTAATTCATAAAGAGCATTTTCAACTTGTTCAATACTCATCCTATCAGGATTTGTATTAGACATAATTCGTAATATTCTCTTCATATTCTCATTGTTAGAAGAAACTTTAATAAATTCTTTATCCGCATCTTTCTTAAGTTTGATTTGGTTATTTTTAACCTTATCATCTCTTGTAGTGTCTTGGATATAAAATCTTTTATTAAAATCAGAATCCATTTCTTCTTTAGTTAAAGCTACATGAGGATGTTTAACAGCAAAGCTGTATTTGATATAATCCATAATACTTATTGGCATACCATTGTCATCCTTACCAACTTCTAGTTCTACACCTGTAAATCCTACAGGTATTGTAAGTTCTGCCCAGAATTGTTTAGAATGTTTTGGCCAATCATTATGATCAGGACTAACATCTAATATTCCTTCCATAAACTTTTTTTCATCAGCAGGGCTAAATCCTTTTAATGGTTGTCTATTTACATAAACACTACTAAGTTTCATTGTAGCTTCTGCTCTTACTGCTTTAGGTAAGTAACCTCCTAGGTCCTTTCTCCTTAAAAATACTTTTTTACTCATAATATAGTTCTTTTAAAGTTTTAATTATTGGTTGTAAAGAATAACTCACCGGATAATTTTATATATATCAATTAAAGCGCGGGGGATTGCTCCCCCACAGCTCTAATCAAAACAAATATATAGACGCACGTTAATGCCAGATTACGATGCCGTACAAGTGATGTCTAAAGAAGTATCAAAACGTCTTAACGCGATACCTGCAGTTTTCAACATGTGTACAGACGCCCCATCAACATCAGATGCTCTAGCAGAAGTTGAATCAAATCCTCTAGGGACTACAGATCCAGCAACACACCATCTCATAGACTCACGACCTTTTTTGTTGATCATTTGTAGGTTATTTTGTCCATCATAATTTGATTGATCAACAAATACCATTCTATAAGACTCTAAAGAGTATCCTGTAACAGGGTGCTTCGCGCGAGCCTGAGCAACAGCACCATGATCAAATAATGGTAATTTTACCACGTTGATTGTGTGTCCGTCGATATGCTCGTACGAATTAAAGTAACCAGTTAAACCTAAAGATCTACCAGATCCTGTGATGAAACGATTCTCACCTCCTACTTTCCAGCTACCAGCAGCACCTGCAAAGTGATTTTTAAGAGCTTCATCAAATTCTCTAGCACCTCCTGTTCCAGTATAAAGAGTTACTTGTTTTTGAGCAGCATCAGTCATTTGATAGAATAAATCACCAATGATGTTCTTTAATTTGGTTTCAGTCATAGTAGAGTAAGTGTCAGTATTAACAATTTGCTCTAATAGACCTGGGCCTACAATTACTGGTTGTCCATTCTCATCTTTCATAGAAGTTACACCGTTTGAATCATAAGTTTTTTGACCATACCAGTAGTACATTTCACATTCTTCTTTGAAGTCTAACATGTGTAAGTACTCTTCATAGTCCATCCAAAGTTTAGTAGTAGATCCACCTTTAGTTGGTAGAGAAAACTCTGCTACATAATCTTTAGCGTTTCCAGACATGTGGTAAGATTTTCTAACTGTAGTTAGTTTGTTTCTTACTTTACCTGGAGTTTCCCAGTTTGAAGCGTTACCTCTAGAGAAGTCAACTCCTACTGGTGCGTACATTTGTGCAAAAAGCGCTCCTGCAGTAATATCTGCTGCTGCGATTGTTGCTGTTGCCGCTGGGTTTACTAATTGTAAAGTGTATTTCCAGTTAGAACCTATTGCTTCTGGTTCTTTCATAATACGTGCTTGAATACCTGATTGAGATACTAATACGTATGGGAATACAAAGTGTTTATCAGGAAATTCCAACTCAAAAGTTGCTCCTCCTAATCCTACGTTTGCTGTTATTGCTGGTGTTGCCACTACTGGTCGTGTTCTCAATCTGTGTGTCGCTACGCGATACTCATACTCTAAACGGTCAATAGATTTAACATTACCAACACCTTCTGTTAAGAAAGATAGAGGGAATCTTTTATCGTCTTTTCCTGCTAAATGAGTAATAATTGGAGACAGTTCAGTCGGTTTTGCCAACAATGCATTTGATAGACTATTCATGTCTGTCATTTGCGAGTCATTGTAAAACGTCTTTTGGACG